ATGTTCCCGCTGCCCTTGGCAACGAAGGAGAACACATAGTCCTGATTCTTTACTATTCTCGCCTGCCCAGAAAGGGTAGCTTTTGTTGGAAATTTATATTGCAAGGCTTCTGTGAACTGAGACTCTGCCGAGTTGTTTTTGTTGTACAATATACCGTAGCTGCCTTCGTATTTACTAAACATTACCAGTCCGCTGGCAAACTGGAGATTGCTGTTGTCAGACGATCTGGTCAGTGCCATCGTGTCATTCAGAATGTTTCCTCCCACATAGTCGTAGTCCGTTTCCGCAGGAGTCCAGCCTGTGCATTCCGTCCCTTCCTCCAGCATAGGCATACATATCCATCCGTTACCAGAGGCAGTATAGCCAAAGGTTCCGTCCACAGTTATGCCGTTGTAGACAAAGATATTCACCTCGATAAACTCTGCGTCGCCCGAGTTGAAAGTATAGTTCACCTGCCTCCACCGATTCACCTCGTTCTCCTTCGTCAGCCACGCCATGTTGCCGCTTGTTGCAAGAATACGCTCTCCTCTGTTATTACTGAGCAAGGCTGGCAGTTTGTACACTTCTGAACGAATACTCAAATCCTTTGTGTCGCTCTTTATCCATGCCGAGAAGGTATAGTCGGTATTCTTTTTTACAGCGATGCCGTTGATGGTCTGTCCCCAGAAAAGCCCCTTGTACTGAGGCGTTCCGTCACCCGTCACCGAGAAGCGGATGGCATTATGGCCGTTCACGCCCTGTGTTATCGTAGGCTGGAAGAGGCCGTCCGAATAATATATATCACCCTTCCTCGTCAGTGCCGTATCTCGCAGTAGGTTATGCCGTCCTTGCTGGCTCTGAGTAACACTGAGAATAATCTCCTTAGCTGTCTGCTTGATAGTAGATGTGTAGGCGTTGAGAACGGTAGGATTACTTCCTTTCAGGTCTTTCTCCAGTGCCTCAAACTTCGACTGGTACTGCTTGGCCGTAGCCTTTACACTGCCCATGTACTTTGTCACATTCACAGAGAATGGAACTTGTGTGGCATAGCTTTTCCCTCCGAGTAAGAATGCGATTGTGATAAATCCCTCGCTCACCGACACCTTGTCTCCGCTCGCCAGAGTGGTTGTGTTCACAGAATTGAGCTTCACCTTTATGTATCCTGTAGCCAAGCTTGCCGCAGCCGTACAGTTCTGCATATAGCTCACCCTTACGTCTGAGCACTCGTTAGTAACATTCTCGCCACCTCTCATCACCTTTACTCGTCCTTCTGCCGTGGTGTCCGACACGATGCCGTCATCGTTAGTGTCGAGCACGATGGGCTGTACGAGAAGTATGCTCACTCCGTCATTTCCGTCTGCTCCAGGCTTTCCTTGCTCTCCTTTCTCGCCCTGCGGTCCTTGTGCGCCCGTTTCGCCCTGCGCACCTGTTTCTCCTTTAGGCCCTTGTGGTCCTTCGTCACCTCTGTCTCCCTTGTCTCCTTTCTCACCTTTTTCTCCCGACAGCACCTTCTGCCAGTCACTGCTTGCGTCCGAAGGCTCTTGGCTTGTTCCGTTCTCATTGATACAAGTCCACAGGGCGTTGTCATGGTTCACTTGGTCGTAGTAGGCATAGCTTCCTGCCTTCCACTCGCCTCTGTAGTTCACCATGTGCATAGCATCCCCAGTCGAAGATACCCACTCAAAGATACCGCTATTAAGCCTTATCCTATCAGGCGAGAGCACGAATACCTCCTTGCCATCATGTGTATATCTGTCTACACCCTTGAAGCCTACGATGCGAGGTGTGTTCTCGCCAGTACTCTCCAGTATCAGCACACCTTTTCTGCTGTAGTCATCTACAATTTGTCCTCCAACATAAACAGCTCTGTGTCCGTCAAGCACAATAGTGTCTCCTGCTTCAGGAATACCACCTATCTCTGCCGTTGCAAACTCCTCAGTCATCGAGTCTAACGACAAAGAGTGCTTGCCGATTACAATCCACGAGAACATCTGCCCGCCATACAGCTCATTGCCATATCCGTCATATATCTTCTCGTTCTCACTCGACACACCATAAGCAGGGATAGTTCGCCAGTAGCTCTTGTTGCTTGCGTTCGTGGTTCCAGTAGCCAACGTTCCGATAGTCTTACACCTCACTTGGTCGCCCTCTCTCCACAGGTTCTGTGTAGCCGTAGTTCCGTCGTCAGCAAGAAGATAACAGAGCCAGCCTTCACACATGTCTACAGTAGTTTCATGCCATTCGCTACTCTCGCTTTCCCATACTACAGGCACAACCTTTACTATCTTGCTTCCTGCGCCCGAGAGATACACATTACCGCCTGCATACGACAGTTTTCTTACCTCCAGTTGATTAAAGATAGCCTTTCCCCAAATGGTGAGGTTGGTGATAAAGCCGTTGTATTTCCCGTTTTCCTTCTTGACAGCGAAACCTTGCTCTGCTTCATTGTCGTAGTCGATGGACTGCAACGACTCCAAGATGGCCCGTCCTGCCTCGTCTATCAACGCTCCTCCCTTACCAAAGTAAGCACCTCCGTTCAGCTTCACCAAAGCCTCGCTCACCAGTCCTTTGATGAAGGTAATCAAGCCTTGTGCGGTGTCATCCTTTAGCTTCGACAGAAAGTGTTTTGAAGCTTCATTGATAGTCGAGTCGGTTATCTGTTTTGATGTCTCGCTACTTACCTTTCCGTTTCCTGACTCAAGGGATGAAATCTGCTGCTTTATCTTGGCCATCGTTCCGACCTCTACATCATTCCTCAGAGTTACTTCATAGGTCGGTATGCCTCCTTCGTTTTCTCTTATAACGAGCTGATCGATGGTCACCTTGCCTCCTATGTGTAAGTCGTCATCGTCAAACTCCATGATGTCGCCGGCCTTCAGCGTGTCGTGAAGGCTCTTGATGGTTCCGGTTTTATCTTCAGTCGCTTGGTCGTTTTGTCTGGCCATAAACACTTCGTCCACCTTGGGCTGGTACACATACCTTGTATAGTCGTTCTTGTCTATGTAGGCAATGGCGTATTTCAGAAGCTTTAGTGACGCTGCGTTCACATAAGAGTCGGGTAGGGTGATACCTGTCAGCACAAAGTGATCTCCTTTTCTGATAGGATAGTCTTTGTACGGGAACCACAGCTCCAAGGCATCGTCCTTTACTCTCTGTATGGTTAGCCTCCATCTGCCGTTCTCTTTTACCGATGATGCTACCTTAAAGGTCCTTCCTCCACACATGCCATCCTTCATGGCGATAGAGAAATCACTGTCCTTCAGGTCGTTGATGTCGAAGTCGATAGACGGATTCAGGTAGATGTCAACATTGTTTACAGTCTGTCCGTCTTCAAACCTTCCGTTGTCATTAGGTGCAACGCCCTCGTCAATCTCATCCACACGCACGCCACCGACAACCATTTCTTCGATTGTAGGGTATATCTCTACGATACCGTTGGTCTTGTCATCGTTATCAAAATATTGCGATGCGGAACGCAGACCAATCTGCTGTATGTTCACAGAGTCAATATAGGGTCTGTGTGGATTGGTCGAAAAGACGTGCTCCTTGCCTGTTGGGTTTACATATTCCTTATCTGCCTTACTCAGCGAGTTGTAGTAGTCGTTAAGTGAAACATGGGGGAATCCTGGCAACATCAGCCTGTTGATAGACATGTTGTTGGGAAGATTCTGCGCATACTCCTTCATTGACGATGGCACCGCCTTAGTATTCAGGCCGCCAGTTATATACAACTTTCTGTTTCCTGCGTTTACCTGTGCGATAAACCTGTCAAGATTTTCTTTTGACGGCTCGTCTCCGTTGTCTTCCATGTTGTTCTTCACTTCTGAGTATAACATTACGGCCTGCCCGCTGCTCAAAGCTGTCACAACACAGGTGATGACCGTCTGAAAGTCAAACGTCACCTTCAGGACGTATCCGTATGTCTGTTCTTTACCAGTCCCGTCATTAGGTACGAAAACTCTTGGGATGGTGAAATAATTGTCAATGTACTCCATGTCGATATACACTGACAGATAACTTGTTGCAGTGTTCACCTCTGTGATGTTACAGAAGTACTTTGTGCCAAGGTCTGCGTAGTAGTGAGATGGGAGGTTCTTTTCTGAACCGTAAGCTCTTAGCCTTGTCACGATTTGCTGTTCTGAGTCTGCATTTTGGATCAACTCACTCAAACCTTTTCCAAGCCCGTACTTGAAGATATTTTTTGCGAGCACGCCTGCCGTTCCAACGTACACATTCCGACCTCTTACGATGAAGTTTACGTCCCACTCGCTATTTACTAAGGCCAAAGCTTCCCAACAGGTCTTTCCGTCAACGGTGATTGACTTGGATTCGATAACGTTCTTAGGTGTTCCTCCTCCATAAACATTCGTCCAGTCCGCATCCGAACAGCCTCTCTGCAAAGACCTTTTCTTGTTGCGTGAGTACACTTTCCACACACCCTTGCCGATCTGTTCGTCAAGGTTGGCTTGTATTCTGTCGAGAAGGTCGTCAAGCGACTCTACGTAGAATGAAAACTTTGGCAGGGCAGTATAATGCAGTTCGTTGTCGTTCAGAACCACGTCGAGAAACTCCGATCTCGACAACTCGTCCTGCAACGCATTGAACTTTACGCTGTCATACACGAAGCCCTCTCCGTATGTGTTTAGACTTGCCTTTTTGTCTTTTCCTGGCTCATAGTTCAACTCGAAGCGCTCTCCTCGGTATATGATGTAGTCGCCTATCTTAAAGTTGATTGGAGCGTTGTTTTTGAAGTCAACGGTAAGGAAGCAGTCTCCCATCCATTTGTCTGAGTACTGCAATCCGTGAACGACAACCTCGTCATCGTTCACGTCTGTAAGCTTTGTTCCGTCCTTATGATATATGTTCCACCTACTCATGTCTGCATCAGGTTAAGTTCGTTATGTTTCCGTCCGCACCCATCACTGGCTTAATGTCTGTCACGGGGTCATTAAACTTAAAGGTAATACTCATCACCAATAAGTCTTCATTCTCTGGGTCCCTGTACAGCACAGGGTCTATGCTTTTCAGCCTCACGTGCTGCCTGCCAATCTTATTGAAGTCGCAATACATCTTCATCATACCTGTTGTTCGGAGATAATTCACAAAGCTCCTGCATTTCTCGTTCGCCCCATAAACTTTTCCCTTAAACAGGAACTTTACCTTGTTTTCGTAAGCTGCCATATACAGGCCGTCTTTGCCTATATATTCATCGTCTCCGTGCTCGTCATACCAGCTCCTTTTTACAGGCTCCTTCACTGCGTCGCATGGCTTGAACGGGCTCTCGCTTACGTACATACCGAAATCGGTTATAGTGTCCATTACCTTGGCACCATCACCTTCTTTCTGCATATAAATTCTGAAATAATCTTTCATAACTCAAAATCAATTATTATGATGCAAATATACAAAATGTTGCATAAATATGCAAGATAATTGGATATTATTTGTATATTTATAAATTATTTCGTATATTTGCATTGGGATAGGTCGGAGTAGCTACCGACTGACAAGGCTAATCCAATGGGCTTTCCCTTCTCTTTAATCATTGGAATAATTTTAATCATTGGAGGAAGAATAATGGATAACTATGTTATTTTGGGTCAATATGGAGACCGAATTTTGTGCTTAGATGGCGAAAAATGGAAAGAAATAGACGGGTACGAGGGAAAGTATGCGGTTTCTACATGTGGAAGAGTTTTCTCTTTGACAAGAGTTAGATACAATACACCAGGAGGTAAGGTGTACAAAGGAAGGATGCTGTCACAAAACAAAATGAAAAGTGGCTATCTTGGCGTTGCACTTCTTTCTGATGGAGCTCACAAACTCCTCAAGGTTCACAGACTCGTAGCACAGGCTTTCGTACCGAATCCACTCAACAAGCCACAGGTTGATCATATAGATGGAAATCCTAAGAATAATAACGTTTGCAATCTAAGGTGGGCTACGGCAAAAGAAAACGTAAACAACCCAAATACTATTTGCCATAAAAAGGAGCTAATGTTTAGAAGCAAAAATCCTATGGCAAGAGCTGTTTATGGTGAAAACATACAGACAGGCAAGAGAATATACTTTGATTGCATGGAATCTGCTTGTGATTTTCTTGGGGTAAAATATCAAAAATATATAGGACTTACGTGCAGAGGGAAACGTTCGGAATATAAGGGGTACGTATGGCATTTTGCATAAAAAATATGGCGTGTCATAATAGACACGCCATATTTTAGTTAATTCTTATCTTTTTCGTTCCGTTTATAACAGAATTGAAAAGATAATCAATATGCTCTGCGGCATCAGCACTACGTAATGTATTTTGCGCTATTTGGTTTAATTGTGTTAATTGCGCCTTCGCAATTTCACTAATTTCAGGAATTTCTTTTGTTACGGCATTCTTTATAGTCGTAATGTTTTCCATATCAACAGCACAATATTGTCTGATGCTGTTTATATACGATGCAATCAGGTCTCCTGTCTCTTCCGTTATCCCTTTTACAGAATTTGTAAGAGAAGAACTGCTGTTGTCGCTCCATCCGTAGTACCGCTTGAGATAATCTCTTGATGCCTCTATCTGCTTTGTCACGTCAGCAAGGTCTTTGCCTATCTCATCCATCTCTGTGTTGGTGTACTCGGACATTACTTTCCCCGTTGTTGTGTCAAGCTTCTTTTCCGTACCGCCATTAGGGTCGCCATACTTCTTGGTCTTCTCTATCAGAGCTTTTATCTTCTCTCCATAAAGGTTCTCTATCATGGATTTCAAGATAACATTCCTTAGATTTTCCTCGAAATGGTCCACAAGGTTATCCGATGTGTTCGACATCGTGGCCATTGCGTCACCCCAGGCGGAAACGAGGTCGGAATACTTGTTGCCGGTAAGCTTCTCAGTCAGCGCTTCTATCATGTCCTCCGACTTCTCGCCGTACTCTATCAGTTTGTCAAGATAGGTTCTTGTATCTTGGTCAAGATTAGCCCAAAGTTCGGCATAGTCCTTCTTTATCTGCTGAAGCACCTTGTAGTCTATATCCAGAATATCAGTCATATTGTCAAACTTCACGCCGTATCTCTTGGATATTTCAGGTGCAGCCTGCTTCCACCCACGCTTCTCCCAGTCTCTCACCTTGATAGAGTGACTTCCTGTCGAAGCACCTGAGTTGAAGTTCTTCATGGCGATCACCTTCGTCTGCTTTATCTCAGCTTCCAGCATCTCCTGGGCTTCCTTTGAGGCGTTTGCAGCCTCAGTACCCCAGTGAATGTTCATGTACTCCGACTTCTTGGAGATGAGAGAATCCCAGATCGAAGAAAGCGTTTCGTACTTCTGCTTCGCTTTGTTGTACTCTGAATAATCTGCTCCAAAAGCCCCTATCAGAGAACTTGCAACGCTTAACCCCGCACCAACAGCAGCTCCATAAGGAGCAAGGTTACCAAGACCCAAAGCATTCAGTTCACCAGACACCTGCGATGCCGCACCAAGTGCATTGCTTGCGCCTCCCGTTATCTGCCCGAGAATGGAATCTTCTTCACCCATAGCCTTAAATAAACCTATCACTGGATCAAGAGCGCTTTCCAATGCCTTAAACTTTCCTGCAAGCGCATTGATGGCATTCGATGAGTCTGCATATTTTCCTTTCTGTTTGCTCGCAAGCTCATCTTTGCTATACCCGGCAGCACTCCATTCTATACCCATCTTCTTGGCTTGTTCTGCGGTAGGCACATACTTTTTGCCATTCATGTACTGCACACCGAGGTTACCTTTCAAGTATCCTCCTATAGCGTTTCCTTGATTTACGGCCCCGAAGATGTATGGTAGTGGGTTTCTGTCAATGTCCTCTTTTCTTAGCTTGTCGAGGGCATCTCTCAGTTGCTTCACTACTTCTACCGATAATCCCGTCGTTCTCGAAAAATCGTCTATCTTCGTAATCATCGAGCTGATGGTAGCAGAAGATACCCTGTCAAGGTCATCAAAGATGGTAACCCAGTCAGATTCTTGTTTGAACTGCTCAAACTGAAGCTTCGCCACATTCTCATTGTGAGTCTTTGTGGCACCGGCCTTGGCTCTGTCTCTCATCTGTGGGTCTTCGATGCCCTTGATGAGTTCAAGCTGTCTCTCGTATTTGCGATTCTCATCATCAATCTGCTGGGCGATGGTTGCATTCTTCTCAATCAGGTTAGCCATCAGATCGATGGTCTCCTTCTTAATACGATTCGTTTCTTCCGTCCATTCCTTGTAGATAACAGAAGCGTTTTCACTCTCATCGCCGACATGTTTCTTGAAGTCGCTCTCGCTCATCTTTAGCACTTCGTCGGCACTGAGGTTCTGGCCAGTCCTCTGGTTATGGTCGCCTATGGCCCATTTCATCTGTTCCTTCAGATAGTCTTGATAGGTTCCAGACTGCACGTGCCCGAAGGCGAGGAGCGATGAGCCTTCGCTGTTGCCTGTCAGCTCATATATCTTCTTGTATGTTTCGTATTGACTTGAGAGGATGTTTAGCTGTTTTGACAACTGACTGTTGGTCGACTTGATGCGCTCTTCCTCGATACTCCTGTTCTTGGCATGAATATCTGCAAGCTGACTTTCTTTATACTCCTTTCGCTTCTGCGTTGACGACCGTACGCGTTTCATCAGCTCTTCTATCGACACTCCGTAAGTTCCAGGGTCCGAAAGTCCCCAAGATAAAACAGAGTTCTTAAACTCCTTGTCGTGTCTTATCTGCGCCATGGCTCCTTCTTCTCCGTACATCTTTCTGTACTTTTCGAGTTCAGCGTAGAATTTCTTGTAGAGTTCGACACGCTTCCTTAGAGTTTCGAGCTCTTTGTCCTCCTGGTTTCCGGTATTCCTGGTTCTTCCTTTCGGAACCTTATTGGACTTTTTGCCGCTTCCTTCATAGTCGTAATAAAGCAAATCTTTTGCGGCCTGCTTTACCGTCTGCCAAGCCGTATAGAGTTCACCGGCATTTTTTGCTTTAGAAGCCTTAGCGGAAAGATACTCGTTCTTTGCTTTATCAATATCAGACTGCGCTGCATTTCTGGCGGAATACCAGCTATCCTCTTTGCCCCACTTTTCTGCAAACGCTTTGTACTTTCCTGATGTCTCGCTCATAATGAGACCGCTATATCTGCTTGGTATCCTTTTCACAAGCTCACTCTGCAAGTTATTCAGCTTTTCTCCGCCATCAAGAACGAGTCTGATAACAGCCTGAAAGTTGGATGCAGCAAGCATATTCTGAAGAGTATGTTCAAGTTCAGGATATTGCTTAACGAGACCATTCTTGGCATCATTCATCAGCTCCTTCACCTTCGCCTTCTCCGCGTCGTTAAGTGGCATACTTGCCTTTATCTTTTCTCCAATCATGGGGAAAGACTTATCAATCAAAGCAATCATACTATTAGATACCTCTGTCTGCAACCATGCGCTCTTGTCTCCACATCCGAATGCCTGCAAGATAGATGCTCTGATAATATCCGCCTTATCCTCTGGAATACCCATTGAGGAGAATATACCACTCATTGCTTGCATGGCAGCCTCACGCATTTTTTCATCTTTCCCGATATCGCCGAACCTCTTCGCGAGCTCATTCTTCAGTGATTCTATATAGTTGCTGTATGCAGTTTCATGATCATACAACCACTTATATCCCGCGGAATCGTCGTCGGAGGACATAGCTGCAACACGCAGTTCTTCTCTCTTCTTGAAGGCATCAATAACATCTTCCGTTGCATCACTCAAATCCGAATAATAGCCTCTGTTGTTGAGCTTTGCGCTCGCAATGTCATTTGCCTCCTTGAGAAGTTTTATTTCTTGTTCGAGATATTGCAGCCTCTTCTTGTGATCGTTCTCCTCGTTCGCTGTCATCAACATGTTCTTGTAACTATAAGGAGCAAGTTCTTTCAACTTTTCCTTGTAGCTATCAATCATATTGTCAATCTCCTTTGTGTCGCCACCAGATATTGCGATGTTCACGTTGTTATCACGGAGAAAATCTCTTATCTGCTTATTTTTGTCGGCTATCTCGTCCTGAGTCTGATTAATCTTTTGACTGAGCTCCTGATACTCACTGATAGCGTATGTGATGCCAAAAGTAACAGCAGTAACGATAAGACCAGGTAAACCTCCTATAGCCGACCAGATTCCAGCAGCAAGAGTCTTAACTCCTGTACCTATAACTCTAAATGCAGCCAAAGCCGACGTCTGGAATCCTGTCCACACATTCTTTAAAGAAGAAAAAGTGGTAGTAAGAGACATAGAGCGCATTGTCGCCAATGCACGCAGCAATTCCATCCTAACAGTCTTCTCGCCGGTCTGTCTCAGCACAATACCTCTGTAAATATTATACTGCTCTGCCGTGATTTTGCCTGACAATCTCAACTGATTAAGCTTCTCTGTAGTTAATGCTTTTGCATTAGCCAACGCTCTCAAATCAGCACCTGTAATCTGATTCTTCGTTGCGAGAATTCTTTGCTCTATCTGTGTTAGAGCCTGACCCTGCAACACCTTATTCTGAATATTAAATGCGAGATTTGCCTTATTCGAAAGAAAGCTGGAAGCCGTATTTCCTGCCGCCATCTTCTTGAATGCGTAGCCGGCGAATATTGCACCAATAGGCATCGCAAGAGTGTGCAGAGACTGAACCAGAGCTGTTGCTCCATCAATGGCGGTCTTGAAGAACTTACCAACGAGCGAATCACCACTCGCAAACTCAGCAAGCATGATCTCCCAGGCATCCTTCAGTTTATTGTAGCGTCCGAGCAAAGTCTCACTCAGAACCTGCTGCATGTTATAGAACTGACCGCCTGCATCTGTCATCTTCCAGAAGATAGACTTTACATCATCGAAGCTTACCTCTCGGTTAGATATACGTGTTTTAATCTCTGATGTTGAGACATTTCGACCCTCTTGCTTAGAGTAGAACTCAGACAACTTTTCAAGCAGAGGAATACCTGCATAAGCAATCTGACGGAGCTCCTTACCATCGAGCCAACCACGAGCCTGTACCTGACCAAACGCCAATGCTATACGGTCAAAGCTAACACCAAGGCCGGAAGACATATCCGCAAGCCTCTTGGTTGTGTCATAGAGCTGGTCGTACTCAACTCCATACGCAGCCAACTGCTTAACGTCTCGGTTCAGCTCAGAGAACGTAAATGGCGAATTAAGAGCGAGTTCCTTAATCTGATTGAACATCGTGTTCGCATTCTGCATGTCACCAAGGATGGATTGGAGAGCAATATGCTGCTTTTCCATCTCACCACCAGTAGTGATGATGCTCATAGCAAACTGCTGTGCGCCGAACACGAGACCTCCCTGCAAGAAAAGCGACTTCAAGTCCTGTACAGTTGAATTCAGCTTTCCTGCATGACTGTTGGCTCTCTCGAAGCCGCGGACCAAATCAGACTGAACCTTTGCAGCCGTCTGAGCAATCTCCTGCTGACGCTTCCGTTCAAGCTCAACGCCTCTTTGAACCTCTTGATTTACTGCCTTCTGGTCTTGAAGAACCCTCGAAGCTAATGTGGTATCGTGACCGCTTCCCATATTGCCAAGCGTACCGAGGCTGTTCTTCCAGTTCCCTGAATAAAGTTCTCCCCTGATATCTCTAAGGGTTCTCATTAAAGCAAGGAGTCTGTTAATCTCGCCTTCTGCCTTGCTTACATCTGCGCCGATGGAGATACCTCTGCTGTATTCTGAACGAAGCTGGCGGACTTTATTGCCGAGAGAATCGTATCGGCGCTCGGCATTCTTAATCTCCGCCTGACGCTGTTTCTCGGCCGCAATATCTTCACGCTTCGCCTTAACAGCGTCTCTTACGGCCTGAGCTTCCTGCTTCGCTGAAGACTTTTCGAGATTAGAGTAATATTCAGACATTCTTTTCTGAATATCGTCCTGTCTCTGCTTCTGAGGAGTCTGACCTATCAAGTCTTTGACATTTGCCTGGCTGGCACGGAGAGTGTCGTAAACGTTCTGAAGGGCTGTTATTGTACCCATCAGTTTCTCCGCCTCAGCATTGGCTTCCTTCAAGCCCTGCTGTCCGAAGGAGACACCTTCCTTCGTACCGGTTCCGATTGCATTCTGATAAAGAGTAATATCTCCTCTAACCTTTCCAAGCCTCTCAAGCAATGTGTCTATCTCTGCCTTGATATTCTTCAGACCCTGATCGTTCTTGAAGAACGGAGATATGCCTGCCTTCTCTGCAATCCTGTTCTTCTCTTCAACAAGCGTCATATAGCGCTTGATGTAGTCCGACATATTCTTTAACTCATCGTCCTGGGCTTTTTTTGCTGCGTTTCTCTGACGTTTTTGACGGTCATACTCTTCTGCTGCGACTCTCTCCTGCGCGATGGCCTTTCCCTTCTCTCGCCCGTATGCCTGGGTCGCAGCGGTTGCTTTTGTCATCTCTACAGCAACATCGGAAAGAAGGTTCTTCATCTGCGCAGCATCAGTGAGGATTGATTTGTTACCAGATGCAGACTGCAATCGGGCAAGTATCTTGTCAAGCTCGGTGATACTTCCACCAAGCATGTTGGTATTATAACCCTTTAACGCACCCTCTGCCATGAGGTCTCGCATTTTGGCAAGCTTTTCAGTTACTCTTGATATATCAGCCTCAACCTTTGCAGCTCCACCCGAAAAGGCAGATAAAGGGTTTTCTTTTTTGAATTGATCGGTAATCTGCTTTACATCACGGAACGTCATTTGGAGAACCTTAGCATAGTCTTGCAAAACGTTTGCATAGTCTACGCCGCCACCTCCGCCGCCCTGTGCTTTGTTCTGTAATCTATAAAGCTGATTATTGACATTCTCAAGCATCAACTCGGCTTCCCTAAGTTTCGAGGTATCAACATTAGGATTCAGTGAGCGCAGCTCTGAAATCTTACTGCGTTCTATGTTGATTCTCTGTAGCATATCGAGATAGGAGAGGGCGTTTTTTACCGCCATCTGCAAATCTTTAGCTTCATCGCTCTTGTCGCTTTTTTTGAGTTTGGAAATCCTTCTGTTTATCTCATTGAGAACATCGGCAAACTCTTTGGCTTTTTCTGCCTGCTCCTTGAACCCGGACTTCTTAGTTCCGAATCCCTGGAGAGCACGAAGAAGTGAGTTTGCAGCGTCGTCTCCTGTCTTAAGCTTGTCGATGATTTTTTGAAGTTCCTTAGATGTATTATCCTTCACACCAAGCTGAAACCACAAGTCACCTAAATTTCCACCTGCCATATCCTGAATATTTTTAAGTTAGAGTTCATTGTTTAAGTAATCAGTAAGATTTATATTCTTACCAACGAGGCTTCCCTTATTCTTCCTTTTCTCCATCCATCTGTCATAGAGGTCATCCATCTCCTTTAACGTATGCTTCTTCGGTCCGCTTTCCTTCTTTGTCTTTGGATAGACGACAAGAGGCTGGTCTGCCACCATGAGGTCAATCTGCGCCGACGAATAGCCCCACCAGTAGTCGTAGGCTGCGATGAAATACTTACGCTGGAAGAGAAAACCAAACTTCTCCGCTAACGAGAAGGCTGCTCCCCAGCTTGTTCTGCTTGGATAGCTTTTACTTCGCTCCTCGTCATCGTCATCATCACGTCCGTCATCCCTGTCGCTAATATGGTAGTCAGCGAGAATGCGTTCGATGGAATTTTTTTTTTAGAAACATCGAGAACTTTCAGTACCTCTACCACGTCTACGTCCTTGATGTAGTAGAGCCAACGCCAGTAAAGCCAGTAGAAGGCTCGTATCTTCCAGATGTTGTTGAGGAGGATGCAGACGCAAATCTTGACGTTGCGCTTCCATTCGTTCTTCTCCTTCATCTTGATATGGGTGCATCTTCTCATTGTTCCCTTTCTGAGCCATCCTATACGGTGTTTCTTACCACGGAACACTACCTCCGTCGGTGTATCACCAATAACGCTGTCAAGCATCTCCTGCAAGTCCACCGTAGGCTGCTCTATTTTCTTTTCTTCTGCCATGATTGTATGATTTTTTAAACGAAGAAGGGCGGCACGGCTGTTATCATAAGCCTGCCGCCCAACGGTTGTTATCCTGAATCTAATTACCTATAGACTTCTCTTTAATTAGCCGCCAATACCAGGAGCTGTAGCCTTGGTAAGCCAAGCGATGCTGCGCATGCCTGCACCCTCGATAGAACCGGCGAACTTGAATGCAACTGGCTTTGAACCTGTGTCATCCCACTGCAACGTTGCATAGAGGGCAATGTTTGTCACGATCATAAGGTTCTCCTTCTCGTCGTCAACGATGACGATAGTACCCTTGATCTTGAACTTCTTTGGCGCAACTGCAACGCCGGCAAAACCGGTAGTAGCATCGAGTGTCTCGTCACCAGTACCCTTTAAGGTAACCTTGGTCAACTCTGTGATTGCATCCTCACCGAACATGATTTTCAACAAGTCCTTTGCCTTGGAAGGAACAACGAACTCTACGTTGAAGTCACCGAGTTCTGCGGTAGTTGCCCAGTCACCAGCAAGGCCGATAACCTTGTAGTGATTGATGGTCGGATCCTCCATGGTTGCCTTAAGGGAATCAACCTCCACAGGAAGCTCAATCTCTGGTGTGATGTCTACTGAAGCCTTGCTCAAGTCTGTGATAGCCTTTGAGTAGAGCAAAGTCTTAGGACCATTGAAAATGTCCTTCATCTTGTCAATAGTTGTCATAGCCATAATCTAAAATATTTTAATTGTTATACCTGAATACTTATTTTGTTCTCAATCGTCCTTGTATGATGGTGACAGAGTATCCGTCTCCGTCGTCTGTTTGCATGGTTATCATCGGATTTGTTACGATGATGTTTTTGGTGGAGATTGGAAATCTGTCCATAACAGATTTTACTTTATCGTCTACTTGGGATACATCGAGTGCGTTGGGATTGTCTGCTGAGACCTTATCCTTCACGTACACTTCTATCTGTAGGGTGGTAGAATAGTCGTTATACGCACCGTCAGAGTTCATCTCGTTGTTGTATATAGAAGATGGAAAGAAGACAACGATATAACTGTTTATCTTCTTGTCAACAGCCTTTGGGCGGTTGCGTGGGAACACCTTGTCACACACACCTTTCATGGCGTTGCCCACATCGAAGTATAATGTCTTAATACTTATCATAATCACACCTTCTTAAAGTATCTGACTAAATAATCTCTGAGCGACGTGATAACATCGTGACCCTTCTTTGCCTCAACGAATCTTGCATAATCAACTCCGGCAACAAGCAACATTTGCCAAGTGGAATCATACTTTCCTTTGCCATGTTCGTTGTACAAGAGTTCATCTTCTGCCGTTGCAGGGCCGTTCTGTCCACCTTCTCCATATTCACCCTTATAAGGCCTACGTCCGCTGTCTTTGAACGAAAACGAACTACGATAGTACCTGTCAAGATTGTATCTCTCTCCTTCTGCAAGGGTGGGGCGTGTTGGCTCAGGGCCTGGGGCGTAGTGTATCGACTGCAAGGAGCCTTTGTAATATGTGCCTATAGCGGTTGATTTATACAGGTTACCTGTAACGTCATTATAGTCACGTGACTCATCTGCCGCCTTCATTGTCATTTCTGCTGCGTGGTCCATCTTTTCCTGCATCTTTACTACAGCCATCTGACGGATTTTCTTTTCTATTTCCACGAACTGATCTGCCAAACTTCCCATAGCCTAAACTCTTATATATTCCCAGTAAACCACAGTCCTGTTATTATCTGGTTCGCAGTCTTTGACCATACCTACCTCGGTGTTTTTGCCGACAGTGGAATAAATTGTATCTCCGTCAAGAGGACATCTGTCAGCACCCCATTCGTCATATCTGACAGGAATCGATGCTTTCCTCTTGTTCTGGTCTACATATTTATCGCCTACAGTGGTAGTGTCCGTATAACTGCGACCTTCACCGTTATAGAGAATGATTTCCTTGTCCTCACCGACTGGAGCGTCATCATCGGCGAACGGGTCATCAGGGTCGGCTTTTCCGACGACCTTCCTCACAATCTTGATATGGTGAGGGTATCTTGGGTTTCTGATGTTTTCCTTTTCCATACGCCTTATTTGATGATGTGAGGGAGAGGTTCTCCCCAAGGAGAATAATTCGCCCGCTTCACTCCGTGAGAGGTCACCCGGAAGGTGGATTTTTTCTTGAGCATCGAGTCTGGCTCAAGCTTTTGGTAGATAGCATTAGCCTCCGCCTTCATTGCACTGATATCCTCGTCCGAAATCTCATATCCTCCTCCAGAGTGCGTCCAACCATTGTCGGAATCAGAGGTGTTGTTCACCTTGCTTGGGCCAAGACAAAACCACTTCAATGTATCGGCGTATGCTAAACTCAGCACGTCAGCGTCACAGTCACACATCAGCGACTCCGGCTGTATGCTGCGGGTAAGCATGATTCCCAACATGGTCTTCTTTGGCACCTCAAACTTCACCCTGTTGATAAGGTAGTCGTATGCAGTGTAAACTTCCATCTCTGATTCCATAACCATACAATCTAATTACGTTAATAGTTCCAAGACCGAAATTAATCAGTCTTGGTAATGTCCATAATGCAATGGTCTGGGAAGTCGATGAGAGCTGGGCAAGCAGAGAACATGATGTCTGTGTGCCACTCCATGTACTTACCGTTAGGAACCGTTGAGTTCATCAACAGACCGAGACCATCGTTGGTTGTACCGAACAAGGTAGAAATTGCCTTGTTGCCCGCATACTCAATCAGCTTTTTGTCGAGGCTGTCTGTACGCTCGAACTCACAGGCATCACCGGCAGGACGGAGAACAACGATGTCGTCAGACCAACCCTGCTTGTACTCATCCTTTGTATGAGTAAGGTTGCGCTCCTTCTCGGTAACAATCTCGATTGGAGATACTCCCTCAAAGTCAACGAACGCCTGGATAAACTGCTCCTTGCTGATAGGCATTGTCTTGGTAGAGGCAATGTAGTTCAGCTGACGGTAATTGGTAACGAGCTCGCGGACCTCTGCGTTCTTCAAGAATACATTGTAGAATGTATTGCGAGTCATCTGCCATACCAAAGCACCATCGAAACCACCGCGGGTATCACGATACTGGGCTTCCTTCTCCTTCATGTAGGTAAGGATGGTAGCAGCAGGGTCAGCCCACTTCTTAGCACCGCCATTGATAAAGTTGTCGCCATACTCGATAGGATCGATAGCCCTGTGCAGTGGAGTGGAGATACCACGACCTATTCCGGAGTAGTCGATCTTACCGGTAGACATCAACTGAGCGGTCATAAAGTTCATTGTCGCATCAACAGAGTCGATACGGGTCTGAACCTCGTCACACCAGTCTGCCAAGATATCGGCATCGTTACCGAATTCCTCGAACTGCTTGATGCGCGCATAGCGCTCAACTGCGGTCTCAACGTAACCAGGAGTGATGAAGTCAGGGATAGAAGCGGTGTACCACTTGTGTCCATTCTTATCCATCTGGTTAGAATCGCCGAGAGGAGCTCGGAGGTCAGCCATAGGAGCTGCCTTCAACTTGCGCGCCTTGACGTTGAATGTTGCCAAGCCATAGTTGTCGGTAGATGTCAGGAACGAAGCGTTATGTCCCTGTGTCTTGTACCAGCCATAGTTAGTAAAGAAGATGTCCTTTTTGTCAAGGAAACTCTGCAAATATGCCGTATTCTCCTGAGAACCGAAGAACTTGGCAAGTCGCGAATTATTAAAATCAAATTTTGCCATAATCCTGAATCAATCTTTAAGGTTAATAATTAGAGATGGAACCATCCGTTAACGCGACTCTTGTTGAGAGCCTTGATTGCAGGAGGGATTGGAGACATCCTGTCGATGTACATAACGGTGTCATCATTAGCAAGGAATGGGGTAAGCATATAGCGAGCACCATCCTCGAAATCTTCACCAGGAGTGAACAAGAAGTCGTAGTCGCACTGAGCATAACCGTTAGGGTTGGTTACCATTGGCTTCTGTGCCGCACCGGCAGCTGCCGCCTCGACGAGTACCGCATCCTTCGCTACAACACCGAGTGTTGCTGACAAAGTAAGCTTCCATACGTCTGAGCCAGCCTCGGTTGTCTTCTCAACACCAGTAACCGTAACTGCTGTACCTGTGCCATCGAGAGCGTCAGGAGCAACCATGATATTGTCTCCAATGAACGGAATGTGCTTGTAGCCATCACGTACAATAAGGAGAGTTGTGTCTGTAGCACCGGTCTTCTTTGCACACTGGTAAGACTTTTGAATCTTAACTGTTGCGCCTGCGTTGCCATAGATGCCAGGATCATACTCCAGGAAGTCACCGGCGTAAATCTTTGCAGGACCCTTGAAAGGGTTGAGCAACTTACCACCAGTTGTAGGAGTACGGAAAGCATCCTTTGCGGCGCCAGTCAACTTAACGAAAACATAGCGGATACCGCCGATTTCGCCACGAGCCTGGATGAGGGAACGACCTGGTAAGAAGCCGCTACCATTCATCCTTTCACTGTAATAAGGAGAAACTGTTCCCATAATCAATAAATAAATTTGTTATCCTGAATACTAATTGTTATTCGTCCTTAGGCTTGTATCGAGATCTGATAGCTGCTACATCATCGAACTCGTGTTCGTCTGCGGTCCCGGTTCCTCCGGCTCCGCCACCTCCGCTTCGAGGCTTGGTGTCTGGATTGATACCAGCTTCCTTGAGGTCAGCATTGTAAAGAACCTCTGCCTTACTGACAAGATCCTTGATGTCAGCTTCACCGTCTGGAATCTCAAGCTTATCCAAAGCTGTCTTAACGAAAAACGAATTCAAAGGAATGTTGGCTTTCTCAAACTTAGCCTTAAGACCTTCCTTTATGGAGTTTACCAACGCCTTCTTTGCGTCAGCTGCTTCCTTCTGCTCTCGCGCCTCACGCTCCTTCTTGACTTCACCGATGAGCTTCTTTGCCCACTCAGGCATATCCTCTTCGTCAGGAATATCGTTATTTTCGGACCCTTCATCCTCAGACTCAGATTCCTTTGCCTTCTGGCGTTCCCTTGCCTTCTTCTTGTATTCCTTAACTTGCTGAGAAACGTCAGAATGGAGATTGCCGTCCATGCGTTTCAAGCGATTTGCAACCTTGGTTACCAACTTGGCGTTTGCAGCTTCGTCTTCACCAAAATCTTCGAGTACGTCATCAAGTTCTTCATTGATGGTTTTCTCGCTAATTGTCAACTTGGTACTACCGAGTTCCTTGTTGACCAATGCTAAGAGTTCTTCTCTTGTCATGTTGTTTTTTGATTAAAAATGTTATCTTGAAAGTGGTTCTTCCACCTTAAAATGTATAAATATACCTTTTATTTTGCAAATATATGAATAAGTATGCAATTATCCAAGAAAAATTTATATTTTTGCAATATTAATTGTATTTTTATGCAAAAAGAAGTACTTTCAGGATTAAATTTGGATAATGGGGAGCATATTTACACTCAAGAGTATATCCAATCGTTAAGAGACGCCGACAAGAAGCATCCCGACAAGCTGAAGATTATTGCTCAGCGTGGCGGACAGGAACGTATGCTGTCTATTGACGCTGATATTAAGATAGTTGGAGGTTCAAGAGGTGGTCCTCTTGATGAAGACACAAGAGTGCTGACTACGAGAGGATTCATTAAAATAAAGAATCTTAAATATGGTGACACCGTAATAGGATATGACGGAAAAGGACATAGAGTATTATGTCGAATTGATTATCCGGACAGAGATTGCTATGAAATTGGGCTGTCTGACGGATCAAGTGTGGTGTGCTCGGATGACCACATTTGGAATGTATCAATCGATGGCGACTATAGGATTATGCCGCATCTTGCCTGCGAGATAGCCAGTTATATCAATGTAGGCTACCATATTGCTATTCCTTGTGTAAAGCCTGTAGAGTTTGATGAAAAATTCGGTCTGGCTTCCGTTGCCGAGAGAACTGCGTCATTAAGACGCATAATTGAAACCTCGGGTAGGTTTTCAGGGAAATACTGTAAGAAGACCTTCAAAACAAGAAAGGAAGCGTTCGATTTCAAGTATCTGGTTGATAGTCTTGGTTCTGTTTGTTACGTGAAGAGAAAGTCGAACAAGAAATGGGAGGTTAAGTTTGATTACAGAAAGAAGGAGTTAAAGAGAAGGATTGTTAGCTGTAAACCGGTCGGCAAGAGAAACTGCTGCTGTATTGCCGTAGAGAATCCAGACTCACTATTTGTTGTCGAGGACTTCATAGTCACGCACAATTCCAAATCCTTCTCCTCCCTCATGGAAGCCCTCAAAGATATCAAGAACCCCGATTTTCATGCCACTATCCTGCGAAATGAGAAAGATGACTTACAGTCCTTAGTGACAGACTCTTATAAACTGTTCTCCCAATTTGGAACTTACAATAAGTCTCAGAACGACATGACCTGGAACTTCGACAATGGAGGGTGGCTTAAATTCTCATACTATGCAGGAGCATATCAGGACTTCAAGACGCGATTCCAGGGACGACAGTATGCCTATGTCTGCATCGATGAGGGTACTCAGTGCCCATACAAGAAATTCAAGTATCTCTTAACCAACAACCGAAACGCAGCGCATATCCGAAACCGCTTCTGGATTACCTGTAACCCTGACCCGGAATCATGGGTACGGAAGTTTATCGACTGGTGGGTTGACGAAAACGGCTACATCATACCGGAGCGAGACGGAGTTATCCGATACTGCTTCATGGATGGCGATACACCGGACTCAATCTACTGGGGCAACACAAGGGAAGAGGTGTACAAGCAGTGCAAGGGTATCATCGACAGTCTTTGGAAGGATAGCTACGAGGAACTTGGATATTCAAAACTCGACATGTTCATCAAGTCTGCGACATTCATCCGCGCAGACGTGTCAGAGAATATCAAGCTTATATCTACTGACGTGTCATATCTCGCCAACCTTGCTCAGCAGGACGAGGAACAGCGTATGCGAGACCTGGAGGCCAATTGGAACTGGAAAGCTGCCGGCGATGATATGATCAAGATGGAAGACCTCGAGGAAATCTTCGACAATGCAGAACAGGCAGGAGACGGAAAGCGAAGAGCCTCTGCCGATATTGCTTTCACTGGCGGCGATAACTTCGTGATGTGGCTTTGGGAAGGATGGCATTGTAAAGACCTGGTTGTGCTGAGGCTTGACCCGAAGACTCTTGTTTCGGTAGTTGAGGCTAAGCTGAGAGAGTGGGGAGTTGAGGAATGTAATTTCACTTACGATATGCAGGGCATCGGTCAGTACTTCAAGGGATTCTTCAAGGATGCCGTTCCGTTCAACAACCAGGCGGCGCCTATTGCTCAAAACCGCCAAGAAGAGGAAGGTATCAAATACCTCTACAAGGACTTGAAATCCCAGTGCGCATGGCTTTTCTATAAGATGGTTAAGGATAAAAAAATATCCATAGAATCATCTCTTCTTGAAAGAAAATACTCAGGGAACGGATTCAGCAAAGTTCCTCTTAGGCAAATCTTACAGAAGGAGAGAAAAATGCTACGACGTGACGAGAACAGCGAAGGAAAGGGGTTCAAGCTATTGCCTAAGAAGGTTGCCAAGAAGTATGTCGGACATTCTCCTGACTTCTTCGAGTCTTGGTTCTACGTAATGATATTCAGTTTAACAAAAAAGAAACATAAAAAGGTAAAAGGATTATGGAGAATTTAAATTTTAGAGAAATACTCGTAAAAAAACCATTCTACGAGCTTAAGCCTGACGGATACATGAACCACGGCACTTTCTCCGACAAGGTTGGTGATAGGAGTATGCAGAACATGCCTTACGACCCTTGCGTATGGAGAGTAAAAACCCAGTCCGACTTCCTTCGTGAGTACTTCCCAAGCGGACATAGAATCTGGGACAAAAACGCCTACCCGGACATTATTAAGGAAAATCCAGAGTGGGACCCGAAAGATCCTACTACAGGAAACCGCTACTACATACAGCCAATCACAAGATGTGCATTTTCCTTCCAGCAGGTTGTCGCAACGAAGCACACCCTACACTTGACAGGAAATGACATTCAGTTTGAGCTTGCCGACAGCACAGAGGAACTTGATAAGGAAGAGGAATCCCAGAAGAATCTTAACATCTTTAAGAAGGGTTGGCTTATGCACAACATGGAGATTGCGTTCTTCGAAGCAGTAAGCTCATACATGACTGTTGCAGAAACCGCAGCAGTCGGCTATATCGACAAAGGAAAGTTTGGAGTTAAGGTTCTGTCATTCAAGAATGGCGACTACCTCTATCCGCATTACGACTCGATCACCGGAGAACTCTCTGTATTCGCCCGTAAGTATTACGACTTGGATGAAGACGGAAACGCTCAGATTGAGTGGGTTGAGGTCTGGGATGATACCTATTATTATAGGTTTAGAAATGATGTCGGCAAAAAGAGTGTAAAAGAGAAAGCTATAAATCTCATTAAGGGGTTGTTCGGAATGAACGGATATGCTCTTGTTGAGAAGAAAGAACATCACTTCAATTCAATACCGGTTGCATATATCCGAAATGACGAGGGACCTTGCTGGTCCAATGTTCAGAAGAACATCGAAGATTACGAGGAGGCATTCTCGTATCTTTGCGAGAACAACAAGGCATACGCTTTCCCTGTATTCTACGTAAAGGGTGATGGTGATGAGATTACCATTTCAGGCGACGATATGACTGGAGCAGCCAAGGTTATCGCTATGAACAGCAAGGATAACGATGCAGGATTCCTCAATGGAACCGACGCGTCAGATGCTTTTGCGACTCAGCTTAACAAGTCGTATGACCTCATCTATGAGCTGTCATTCACAGTAAAGCCGCCTGAGTTGAAGTCCGGCGACCTCCCAGGTGTAGCCATCAAACTCCTCTATTCTCCTGCATTAGAGGTTGCCATGAATGATTCTCAGAAATTACAGCCATTCCTTGATAAGCTCGTTGAAATTGCCAAGTTCGGAATCGGACACGAAAATAATGCGACGGCTTCTATTGTTGGTCTCGATATCAATGCCTGGATTGAGCCTTATACGCACCAGAATAAAACGGAGATTCTTACAAATCTTGCAACTGCCGTTCAGAATGGATTCCTATCGAAGCAGACTGCTTCCGAACGTTGTCCTGACTTCCCTAAGAATGCCGAATGGGAGCGTATCTTACGAGAGAAGAAAGAGGAGGACCAGCAAGACCTTCTTATGGATATTCAGCGTGCGGATAACGAGACAGAGAACGCCATCGAGGAGGAGGAAGCTACAGCACGAATCAATAAACAGCAGGGTGGTAACGACATAAACACCGGCGGTGGCCGCAAGGCAGGGAGGCCAAATCGCAGTGGCAAGAAATGGGACAAAAATCGCAACAATGACGTGGACGACAAGAATAACTGGAAGCGCTACAACCAAACCCACTAATAGCCTATGGATGAGTTAAAACGTTCAGTCGATTACAGCAGGAAACGCTTGCAGGCAATCCGAAACTGTGAGGACCATGTTGCAGATATTCTATGGAAATCAACGCAGAAGATAGTTACCGCAAGCAAGAGATACAGAGGTGTAGGCAGACTCTCAAACGAGTCAGCCTTGCTCTCTTACGCCAAGAATGTTACTGCCGAGGCAGAGGAGAGCATTAATAGCTACATCTCTGCCTACTCCAAGGCTTCGTGCAAGATTCTCGGGATTGACAGCGAGAACATTGAATCGTTTCTCGTTAGCGACATCTACAGAAAGACAACATCCGAAAGAAACGCCGTCTATCTCGGTAACTTTGCAGAAGACATCGTGAGGATGATCAAGGCAGGAACCATGATGGGATATTCAGACCAGCAGCTTCTATCTTCCATCCGTACCGGCTACAAGGACCCATACCACACATCTGTCATCACCAAAGCGAAGAGAAAGGACATCAACATCGATGTTCCTTCTTACGGAAAAGGCTATTACAGAAATGCCTATCAGAACATCGTAAGAAACGCTTCTCAGGTGATTGCTTTAGCGTGGGGACAGGCAGAGCAGGAGTATGGGCAGGAGCATAAGGCTATCGGCTATTACGTTCATAGAGGAAGTTCCTACCCCTGCGAGGCGTGCGACTCCCTAGTTGGGTATATGCACGACATCAAAACAATAGTTCTCCCCCAGCATCCACGATGTTGTTGCCGTGCGGAATTTGTATTCAAGGATGAATAAAAAAGAAATGATATGATAAATTCTGAATTAAATTTTACTTTAGAAGAGATTCTCCCGAAATTCCCAAAAGGATTCCAGGAGAAGATAAAGCACTCTGTAGAGCTGCTGAGAAAGGCTGAAAAGCTTGCACTGGCATACTCCCCGAACGAAGGCTTTTATCTATCGTTCAGTGCTGGTAAGGATAGCCAGTGCCTGTATCATATTTCCAAGATTGCAGGCGTGAAGTTCAAGGCCCACATGGGTCTCACGTCTGTTGATCCTCCTGAAGTAATCATGTTTTGCCGTGAGCAGTATCCGGACGTAGATATGATAAAGCCTAAAATCAGTATCTACAATCAGGCTCGAAAGGAAGGTATGCTCCCGACAAGGCTGATAAGATGGTGCTGCCGAGTCTATAAAGAAGGCATCGGTGCAGGCAACGTCGTTCTCATTGGAATACGCCACGCAGAAAGCAGACAGCGTTCGGGTAGGAGCGAGGTCGAGATTACCAACCACAAGTACAGCGGTTCCCTTGAAGGGCTTGACGATTTCCGAGATAAGAGAAACAGCCAGAAGCGCGGTAGGCCAACCAAGGGCGGCATCCACGAGATAAACATCACCAATGCGAGTGATGAGCGTACCATAGGCTGCATCAGAGGTTACGAATCACTTCTTATTTCTCCAATCATCGAGTGGACAGATGATGAGGTGTGGCTCTTTCTGAACACATTAGGTGTTAAGCATTGCAAGCTGTACGATGAGGGTTATAGCAGAATCGGTTGTCTGTGTTGCCCTATGCACAACTATAAGCAGAAGCTTGCCGACTGTAAACGATATCCACATATCTATAATAGTTGGATTAAGTCCATCAAGGACATCCAGGTTAGCGGAAGGATGATAGACGAAGGGTTATCGCCGGAAGAGGTGTTCGACTACTGGATATACGGAAAGTCTATCAATGCGTGGAGAGAGCACCGCAGGCAGCAAACGTTGAACTTTTAAAAATATCAAGATTATGATTGAAGAAACAAAAGGATACACGTTATCCGTTGATACGTACAAGAAGGCGAAGGCTCTCGGAATGAAAGACCCGAGATATTATATCTATGCGAGTCTGAGAGGGTCGGGGATGTCTATGAGAGACAGTTGGGCTATTGCATTCCAGGGAGAGGGATTCAACTGGCCTAAAGACACATTTGAGCGAGAACTGAACAAGCTCGAATCCCTGGAGTCTGTCCAGAATAGAATCGCAGAGGTGCAGGGTAAGAAAGCGAAGAACGAGAACAGTGAGGAACTCACAGCGGAGGAATTGGCTAAGGCTACCTCAAAGGAACAGATTCTCAAAGACCTGGTGCTTGCTCAGAGAAAAGCCAAGTATGGCTCACCCGAGTGGCTGAAGATTGTTGCGTCAATCGCTGACTACAACAAAATCAAGCAGGATGAGATTGACACTGAAAACAATGTTTGTCATTTTTATATTCCAGTAAACTATCCAAACAGATGCGAGGACTGCATTATCTTCAAAAATGGCCAGGCAACCTTCCAAAAGAAGAATAAATAGTTAAAGTTGTGTTAAAGCAACTTTATCTTGCTGTAAATTTGGAAAAAACAGATTACCTTTGCATACGATAGAAAGTTCACAGTCTTCTGTGAATCATAATTCTAAAAATGGTTAAAAGGGGCAGCGTCTTCACAGATGCTGCCCTTCGTTTTTATGGAAAAAATCTACAGGGGATTTTTTAATTTATCTTTCATATTTCTTTCCCGTAATCATCTCCAATATCGAAAAGACCTGGTCTTCAAGAAGATCATCATTAAACGTAGGAATAAGCCCCCACGAAGGCAATTCCTTTGTTTCTGCTGCCTCAATGAAGAACCGGAGTGTCTGCACCATGGAATTGTGGTCCTCAATGATTTCAATCAATTTGTCACTCATCCTTGCCTCCTTCCTTCTTAATCTGTTCTGCCATTTCAAGAAGAGTCTCAGCGTGTTTGTCTCGGTCGACGACTTCCTGGACAACCTCATCACTCTCCTTGCGGAGCTGATCTTCGGTCTTGCCCTTATCGGCAGCAGCATTCAATCTCTCAGACTCACGGGCAATATACTCGTCACGGAGCTTCAATTTGCCTCCCGTGTACTCAGCATCGCCAGGCAACGATGTATCAACATACATAAGCTGAGCGAACGCCTCGATGATGTTTCCTTCCTCCTTAGAGAACTCATAGTGGTCTTCCACGGCTACTGGAGTACATTCATCGAATGCAGCATACATTGAAGTGCCGATGGAATATTCAACACCCCAGGAGCCGGCAATGTTCGCAATCTTGATAAAAGGCAGCGAGCCTCTCTGTAAATGCTTCTTGATCTCAGCAGGAATATCCTCTCTGAGCGAAGCAACTTCCTTCTTCGACAAGCTCTTGCTGAACTTCAGCACAGTGAAGTGTCTTGTCTTGATAGTCTTTCCAAATGGTAATGCCATGATAACAATATTTTAAAGTTCAACTTTTATTTCCTTATACTCGAAATCTGTGCAAACATCATCATCTCCCGAAACGTCTCTCCCGAAGCGTTCTTCTTTACAAGTCCCGTTATCAAAGAAGAAGCAATCCTTGCAAGTATATACCAGCGGAATAATGTCTCCGCAAGCATCATCGTCAGGATTTGCGTATATATATAAGTCTTTACCCATACAATATGGGAACTCAGAATCTTCGTCATTCAACAATACGCAGTCCTTGCAAGTGTACTCAATCTGTTTCATGCTCCAGCAATTTTATTTCGTCCTGGATATAGAACACGGCTTTGCGCAGGTCCTCTATGCGCTTCTCTGTCTTGGTCTTATTGCCGTCCACCTTGTCCTTGCGCAACAAGTATTTGATTGCATTGCCAACGTTGAAGTCTAAGTGTCTGCAAATGTCCAAAGGCTCTACGCCGCAGAGGTCTTTGAGCCACGCATAATGGGATGGGTGAGAAACTTGCTCTGACTTCTCGTCTTTGGTATTGATTGGTAATTCTTTTAATGTCGGGAAAATAGAATATATCGCCAGTTCAACTATATCCACACAAACTGCTACGAAATCGGGGCTGAAGAATGATGCGATTTTACATTTTTTATCCGTTATATCTATATCGATAACCATAATATGTTGAATCCTATCAATAGAGCCTAATGGGTCCATTTTATCAGAAAACACCGAGTCTGTAATCTTTATCAAATCACCCTCCCTAATCTGCAAGACTGACCCAACCTTAATATCTTCTACTCTAATCATAAGCTATTAATTTTTAAATTATAAACACTCTTTCCATCTTTTATAAGCAACATCTTCACTCAAAGCCATAGCATCTTTAAATGATATTTTTTTATCAACGCTAAAAAGATACACGTTGTAACGACCTTGCTCATCCAAGTCTCTCTTTAGATAATGCTCGTAGTCTATTCTTGCTGCTTCTACGGCATTTTTGGCCTGAAAGTAAAACGCATCATATTCTTCGTAGAAAGAAGAAGATGTGTAAACGCTATACATAATACCTCTTGAACATAATTCGTTATATTTCACAGTTGGACTAATCTCGTTCACATTAATACCAACAATCGTATCTACCTTATCGCTACTTACCCATCCGTTCTTTTCAACCTTATAACAATAATTTCTCATAAGCTATTCCTCCTTATCTTTAATTTCAACGAAATCACCGATACCCAAACGAGCCTTGTTGATACAGCCAGCTATCCAACCAAGCAGATAGGCACTCGCCTCGCCACCATGGTCCATGCCGATGGCTTCCTCTATGTCATCGCAGACATGGGAGGCTTCGTGGGCACAGACACTCATCGTCATCTCATTCGTATTCGGGAAAGTTACAAGTATTCCGTATTTATCGTCACTCTTCCTTGTAATCTCGTGGTACACCGCTCCTCTATACTCCTTTTCTTCATCGATTTCCACGCCGTCAAAGACTTTCTGAGCCAACTCCTTAAAATCCGTTCCTATGTGTACCCACAGCTTGCGTGGATAGATGACCGGGTCGTATTCGTAATATCCTTTCTTCTTCATAATTCAACTATTTATGTTTAAAAAAGGCTATGCTGCGCCATTTCCAGTTGAATGCGCTTGCAAGCCTTGTCGTAATACTCCTTGTTGAGTTCAAAGCCGATAAAGTTGCGCTTTTCTCGGATGGCTGCAATGGCTGTGGTGCCACTACCCATGCAGTTGTCAAGAATGGTGTCGCCCTCGTCGGAGTAAGTACGGATGAGATACTGAATGAGAGCTACAGGCTTTTGTGTGGGGTGAAAGGTGTCGTTTTCTTTGTCGAATTTCAGAATTGCAGTAGGATAATTCGTCCACTCGCTCACTACTACATCTTTTTGTGAAGGTCGAGAGCCGACAACACCTCCAAATTTGTTCTTGGCATTATGGTATACCTTGTGACAAGGAATTAAGCCTTGCGGATTGTATGGCATACGCTTGTTTCCCATTGTGCTCTTATGTCCCATTCCGAACTGACAAAAGGCGGAAATTATCTCAAAGTTCTTTAGCGGACGATTTTTTGCGTGAGCGAAACCTGCGGATGTGTTCTTTTCCCAGATCCAATCATAACGCCACTCTTTCATGTTGCTTGTTCGGAGCATGGTGCTGAACGGTTCACTACCAAAAAGCAGAACGGGGGGCGTAAGGTTTCAGTATTCTCTTATACGCCCCCCATAACTCATCCAGCGGAATAATGCTGTCCCAGGCACAAGCGGTTGTTCCATACGGCAAATCGCATATCACGCAGTCAACGCTTCCGTCTGGTATGCGTTTCATGCCTTCCAAGCAATCCTCGTTGTATATTCTATTGCATTCCAGTAATGAATCACCCTCACCACAAGTAGGGCATTTAAGTGTATTGATGCCTATATTTTCACTTTTTACCATAAATACTACAAACTATTTATTATGTAATCTTCCTATATGCCACTTAGAGCAAAGCTTGCACAAATAGCAAGTATATCCGAGTTCCTTTAGCTTCGGATGAGTCTTCAGAAACTCCCAGGCATCATCCTCTGTCTCGTAGGCAACCTTCGCTTTCCAGGAATGAACCTTCCTGGTCCAATGCTCGGGGTCCGGCTTAAACGGAGGAACTTTATTAGGATTGTGACGTCTTCTCATGACCATCTCTCCTTTAGAAATCATACACTTGAATACTCCGAAACGTTCTAATATCGTCATCGGGAACCTTCCACATTTTCTCCAGCCACTCGTTATTGAGGCGCTCTGTGGTTTTCCTGATCCTGTCGCCGTAGAGGATTTCTATCAGCATCTTGTCAAAACCACCTTCTGGTTCAAAGCTCACGTCAAGCATGATGCTGTGATTCTTGTATCGGCAAGACGACATCTTGATGCCAGACTCGAACGCTTTGTCCACAACATTATGAATAGATCTGCGAATTCTGTCACCATCTCTAAAGACATCAGATATACAAAACACAAGTTTTTCACCCATAAGCTACAAACATTTAAATGAAACACTGTTCAACGTCTTGTTCGCTACAACCTCCTTTGTGCCGTACATTGTTCTCAGGCACTCCAGGACGTCATCACGAACGGAAGCCATGACCTCCTGCATCGAAGCGGCGGCCGGAACCATATTTTTCTCGGCCTTAAGTTCCGTGATACGGGAGATAACATCCTTGACATATTCCTTTTCTATCATATTCATATAGATATTTAATCGTCTCCTTTGATAAAGCTCTCGGGTTCATCGTTGTCCTCCTCACCCTTACAAACCTCATTGATAAGGATATCCTGCTTCAGGTCCGCCTCCGTGACACCAAACATCTGATAGGCATTGCCCTCCTTCGTGCGCTTCTTGAAGAAACCGTACTTGGCCCACATATCCCTACCAAACTTGTTCATTGACGGAATATCCTTCTCGTCAACGTCGTTAATAGCGCAAAACCTGCGCATACACTCATAAAGCATGGTGGAATTGAAGAGGTTGGACACTTCGCCCTTTGCTTGGGCATCACTCCTTATACCGTAAGCGCGTATCCAGGCGTATATGGGCTGAGAGCCAAGAAGGGACAGGAGAAGTTGTTTGGCACTTCCTTCGGCGGCGGGGAAACGGTACTTACGCTTCCTCAACTCCTGCGCACCCCGCATGACCCAGTTGAACACTCCACTAAGCTCCCTCCTTATAATCTTACTCGATAACTCCGGGTCCTGGCGCTCCTTGGGCACGGTGACATCGAAGCTCACATACTGTAAGCGCCTGATGAATCCAAGTGAAGCATCCTCTGGGAACGGAAGCTCATTGAGGTTAAAGATGAGGTATGGGATATTGTTGGCCTCAAGAACATTTCTGCCAAGTTCTCGCATAGGGACAGGCTCTCCGCTGACAAGCCTCTTGAACATACCGGTGTTCTTCCTTCCGAACTTCCGCGGATCAGAGTCCGACGACCAGTTAAAGATGGCGTTCCTTATCGGATATCTGCCCCTCATTCCTTCATCGCCCTCTGCGGTAAGGTCGGCATAATCCATCTTGCTTATCCTGTCCTTGCCAAAAAGATTACAAGCCACATCGAAGATAACGCTCTTTCCGTTGGCTCCCGTGCCTATAAGAAGCAGACACAGCTCTATCTTCGACGATTCCTTTCCCTCATACGGGTTGTAAGCCGTTCCGCGCTGTATCAAACCCAAGCCAAGGAACATCTGTAGTATCATCCTCGATGTCCTGTCAGGAAGCACCTCATGGATAAAGTTCATCCACCTGTCGCACTTGGCCTTCGGATTGAAGTCGTAAGGATGATAGTAGGTCACATGATAGTCAGGAGAAAACGGCATAACGGCAGGGTTCTGCAAGCCTCTACCGAAATCCACAACACCATTACTGAAAGCCACGATGTCAAAGGACGGATGAAGAATGTTGTAGCACTCTATGACGTCAATGAAAGACTTGTTCATTACAGTGCTGACGCCAATCATCGGACTTATGGCGAGGTCGAGGAGCAACAGCTGGTAGGTCTGCTCCAAGACAATCCTTGGAACCGACTCGTATATCTTGCCATTGAAGATATAATAGCTGCCCTTGTAATACTTTACAGGAGCTTTCTTGGCAAGCTGACGCATAGACCTCACGAACTGAGACTTCAGGATATTGTAAGTATCCGAATTCACCCTGCCCCAAGAGGTAGAACGCAATGCGTCAAAACCAAACTCGCTTTGCCTCGTCAGGTCCAACAGCTGCGTGTGTAAAGTGTCTATAGCTAAACCATTTTCCATCTGTGTATAATAATTTTTTAGTTTCTGCGTTATTTTAACATGAAAGAACCCCTGTAAACAAAGGGACTTCGGTGGATTACGCACCACAAGTGGCCCTCACCTATATGCCCTATATAATAATAGGAATAATGCAAAAATAAGAAATAACTACATAATTATGCTAAAATACATTGTTTATGCGGTATATTTATACATTATTAACATTCAAAAGGTGGAGGATAAATATACATTTTACACTTTCAATAACAAGGGTAAGACTATAAAGTAAACTATCTTGACAAGACACAAACAAAGGTGTTTGAATAAATATGCAATACGGAAGAAAAGTAAACATTCTTGACAGATTGAGTTAAAAAAAAGAAAAAATTTTTTGCGTGAGGTGACTACGCCCCATGGCTGCGCTCCCATAGGGGGGTGGGGGTACTTTGGTAAAATATCATTACATATACATTTGGTTTACTCCATATAAACCAAACCAAATTTTGCATTTTTGTTCCACAAATGTTAATATCTGTCAAATTACAACATTGCTCTTGTAACTCCCTAATACTCAATCACTTACGCCTGCATAATCATTCATCTTCTTTTGTATAAATATACGCCGTGGAACGTCAAAACATATTACAAAGGACTTGACGTAACAAATTATTACAAAATTTCCCACTGGTTACTTGTTAACACTTTAACACTCATGCCTGTATATAGTTACATATACGCAACCAAAAAGTAAAGATAATTTACTTTTGCGTCAAAGGTTAAAGTTTTAACTTGCTGTAGTACAGGTAGTTATGGGCTTTTATTCATGTTAGATTTAACACTTTTTCTTTGGTAATATCGGGAAAAAGTCGTACCTTTGCAATACAGAAAGAGATAAAAGGGGCTTTCAATAGGAAGTACAGCCTGTTATCTCACTATTTTTCAATTTTTCCCGTGTATTCCGTGCGGTTTGTTAATAGAACGGAAAAACAACATGACAAACAACAAGTCAAACGTAGCTACATATGTAGCAGAATGTAAGGAAAACGCTACAATTGTAGCCAGTCTTGAGGTGTTGAACGATTACCGCAAATCGTTGCTTTCAGAGTGCACAAACAATGAAGTAGTTGCAGCACGTAAGGCGTTGGAAGAAGCACGCAGCAAGTACAACAAGTTGGCAACCGCTTACGTGTTGGATGATACGAGCTACTGCAACCTGCAAACCGAGTGTGTACGTGCAGCCGTTAGCGAGTTTAGCCACACGCACAACGTGCCGCGCTTCTTCCAGTGGTTCAACGACAACGGAAAAGACGAACAAACAACCATCATCGATTCCGTGCAACGTTTGGGCTCAAAACTTGCTTCTTTGCACACTTCATTTGCGAGTGGCTCAAAGGTTGCACGCAAACAGAAAGCGAGTGAAGACGACCTAACCGAACGTATTGCCCAACTGCAAGCCGAACTTTCAGCCTTGAGAGGCGAGAAGTAACAAGGTAGGGCGAAAGCCCTATCTTTACACCCACTATCTCTTTGCCCACGGTGGACACAATAAAGCCACCGTGGGATATTATACACCAAGTCCGGAGATTTGGCGCGGGCTGTCATGCCCTTATTTTTCCCACACTTTTTGGTAAACCTTGTCGTGGTGTGTGGGCTTAACTTTAGAGAGAGAAGAATTTCTCCCTCAGGGGACTAATTGCCAAAATTTCAGAGAGCTATCCGGCAAACAAACCTGTAGCGATACAGGAAGGCGGGCGAGAAATCCCGTCGAGGATAGCGAGAGAGCACAGAGCCGACACGATACCGAATGAGATGAGGCACGTGGACCAGAGCGAGAGCCGTAGCTGTGCAGTTATCGAGAGAGATGACGGACGGAAAAATCATAATTCATATTCTATCGTCTGGCACACGTGGACGAGTTCCTAAAGTGCTGCGCACATTCATTACAGGGCGCGGGTGGTACAAATCTGTAATCGTGAGTAGTTATCGTTTATCTCACGTGAGGTATATCCAAAAGGTCTACGATACGTAAGTAGTTGTACGTATAGCTATATCGCTACACAAGTAGCGGACGTGTGGGAATTATTCTCATGAAAACGTGCGGAGAACGCTGAGGGGTTATCCGCTGGTGTCTTTCGAGATGCCGACAAGTCCTCAGAGGGTGACGAAGCGACACAATACGGTGTCGTGGGTGACAAGCGTGCGCATTGAAAGCGTATCATCCTGGCAATGGCTGCGTATGGAGAGATCCGTGCGTGGCTCCTATTACGAACCATTTAAAATTAGAATTATGAAACAGAGAATCAAGGAATTTTGCGATGAGTACATGTGGTTTATCCTTCCTGCTTGCAGCGTTCTGACTTTAATGCTGGGTGTTGTTCTGGATAAGCTTTTTCCACTGAGTGAAATTCTGTAGCCTAATCTCCCTACGCTTGTAGGGAACAATAACCATAAAATTTTAGAGTTATGAGTACAATGAGAATAAAGTGCCTTTCCATGCGAGAGGTCGAGAGTGTCATTGCGGATGCTCAGGAGATTTTGAGTCATGTTGAATTCGGGTCGCTTAAGAATGGTGTGCTTACATTATTCTGTGTGGCTTGAGCCTAAAAATCCGTAGCCAGTACGATAATTGTCGTGCGTGTGCTACGGAACAATCACTAACAAATTTTAGAATTATGACAGCAAGACAGATTATTTATTCAAGTACGATAATTCTGCTTGGATTTTTTCAGGCGCTTCCTGCGCTGTTGTGTTTGGCAAGTACGAATATTCCTGTAATTCTGCTTGGAATTATTTGGGGTGTTCTGCTTGGTAAGTTCTGGAGCAGTACGATAATTGGCAAGTGGTATTTCCGCGAGCTTTGGCGTGCTACGCTCCGCTTGGAAAATCTCATGTTCCCTGAGGTGTGAGAGAGTTGGCAAGTACGAAAATTCTGCTTGGAAACATTCGGCTAAATTCTGCTTGGAGAAATTCAGGCAGTACGATAATTGACCAAGTTACAGAATTATGAGAAAGACAGAATTAAAGAACGTCAAGCGAGGAGAGTTTTTCCGCTTGGCGAATTCAGAGAGCGCTCCCGTGTGGGTGCGTGACGGATACAACAGAAGTAGCCGCAAATACGAGGGTTACAAATATGATGACGTGTGCCACTGGAGGGAGTTCAGCGGCACACGTATTGTTTACGTGGATTTCTGCTTTTGAAATCCTACAGCCTAAATGCTGCCTGTTCCGTGGGCAGTACGATAATAACCAAAATATTAGAAATATGAACTTTAAGACATTTAATTTAGTCGACAAGATTAACGCTACAGGGTTGGATAATACAAAGTGGAATATTTATATACACTTTGATGAAACAGACACGAAGGAATTTTACGGAACAAGAGAGAGCTACATGCTCCATCCTGGAATTTGGATTAGCGTTGTTGAGGAAAAGAACAGTGATTTTCCTTTCCGTGACCTTTGCAAGCCCGATCATGTTGTAGACATTGATGAGCGCTATGTTATCTTATTCTACGAGGTCGATTAGCCAAAAAGTGCTCAGGCATTTCCCTGGGCATACTATGTAAAACAAATTTAATTTAGAATTATGCAAGACAGGAAATCACAGAAGAATTTTGAGCGTGCTCTTATGCACGAGATGGAAAAGATCAAGATTGCAGCACGTCAGTGGTACAACAACAACGCGAAGGGCTACAGGGATTATCGTAGCCGTGAGTCTATCTCAAAGAGTTTCAACGAGATAGCCATTTTGTGTATGAGCTAAAATTGAGCGTGGCGGTTGTCACGCTCTCCGACGAACCAAAAATGTTAGAATTATGAGTAAATGGGTACAATTTTATCACAAGATTAACAAGTTTGACCTTGTGAACATGAGATTTACGGATGAAGAAGAAACCGTAGAGATGGTGGGTATGGATTCTGTCATGCGTATCGACGGCAGATGGAATATGCCATCCATACGTGCTGCGATACAGAAGAAAATCGAGAGGATGAAGAATTTCGATGATTTTGATCCCTGTGCGTTCTCCATCCTCACCGGCAGTTCTATTCTGTGTGCTTCAGAAAGCCCGGTGTACAATCTTTAGCCAGAACTGGGCAGTACGATAATTGTGCTGCCTGCCATTAACCAAAACATATTTGAATTATGGAAACAGTAAGAGTAACTGACAGACACGGAATAGAGCGAGAGTGGGATATAGTCACAGAGAGATGTGTAGGATGCTGCTTTCACGGATTGATGGACGGCAAAGAACATTGCTGCCCTCATAATATTGCGTGCGGTGACAAGTAGTCAAAACTGCGGGGCACGTCCTGTGTCCTGCTTCTATTATTAACCAAATACATTAGAATTATGACACAAGCAGATGTTAATTTTCTACAGGCACTTGTAGAGTCTCACGAGCAAGTTATTGCAGCAGACTGCAAGAGACGTAAATTAAGCAGAGAAGTTTATAACAGGCGTGTATCTCAGAGCGAGAAGAGAGCGAATAAGATACTTCGTGAGATGATGTGTCGCTAAACAGGGTAGAGCTATTGTTCTACCTACATAATAACCAATTAACGAAAGAATTATGGAATATTTAAAGACACAAGAGTATCATACACGTATTGATGTGTATTTTGATGGAGAAAAGTATGTATTCATCAACGCATTCCACGGATGTGTGGCAGTTGCGAAAAGAGAAGGACTCGTTGAGTTCACTAATGACGGAAAGGCTCACGTCAAGTTCAAGGTCGAGAAAACGAGATGCACCATCAGTAAGAGAACTATAGATGGCGCAATCAGTAAGATGGAGAACAGATACATGAGCACTATCGTTGAGTATGAATGGGAGGAGGTTGACAGAGATGACTTGCCTTATGCCGTGAGCGTAAAATTAGAGGAGCGTTAAGCCAAAAATCCTGCGTGGAGACACGTAGGAGCAATTATTAACTAAATATTCAAAGGATATGGAAAGTATTGAAGCTATGCTGTGGGATTTCATTGTTGACAACAATATCGCCACAGATGACGAGGTTAGACTTGTCACGGATATAAATGGATTGAGCGAGAACACGATGACTGACATTATTTATGCCAAGACAGGGCTACGCAGTTACGAGCAGTGTACAGAAGAAGGCTACTCCGGCACAGATGAGCTTGACAGCTATTATTGTCTTGACGAAGAAGACAATGAAGATGAGTAGTATTTGCCTAAAAAAGGTGCGCCCATGTTTGAGTGTGCCTTCTATATTGTTTAACCAAATAAATTATTTGAATTATGGCAAGAAAAGGCAAGACACTGGAGCAGCAGTGTAAATATTACAACTGCGATGATTTCGTTCGTGATGTAATGTTGTATCATTACATCTGCGGAAACAAGAAAGGTATGGTAGAGGACTACAAGGAACTCAACATGAATGCAAGACAGATTGCTGTTCAGCAGATTTTTGAGTCCGGCCACCACCCGTCTGTTCTACAGGATATCATTACACATCTTATGTTCGGTTAGCCAACCAATCCTCACTCCCACGGGTGGGGATTTCTATTAACCAAATATTAGAATTATGATAACGGATTACTACACAGCCGTACACTGGCTAAAAAGTGCGTTCATCCTCTGTAACGAGATTGTAGAGAATGACGAATCAGTGATTGAAAACATCGAGTATCCAGAGTTGACAGAAGAAGAAAGGAACAGAATCGATATATTCCAGTGGTTCCTCACTAACATGAGCGAAGAGGATAAGGAATGGATGCAGAAGAATTTCCCTGATCTTATCTTCTCTTACTCAGACAAGCTTGGCTTGTGGATTCTTTGCGTAGATCATTTTGGAACGATGTGGAAGGGAGTCCCAACGACTACCAACTGCGAGAATGCGGCAAAGGCTAGCCAGCTGCCGTAGCCAAACCAATCCTCACTCTTACGGGTGGGGATTTCTATTAACCAATATTACATAACTATGAGTGAATTAGATAAAATCTTAAATGACGATTTACTAAAATGTGAAATCGTAGAGTCTGTAGAGAATGCAACAAGACGTGTGGATCTTATCAAGTGGACGCACGACGGTTTATTTTCCGTTGCCGACTTGCGCAAGGACACCGGAAAGCTTGAAATATCAGAAGTTCCAGAGACGAACGAGCTTGAAGCGTACAAGTATTTCTACAAAACCTATTGGAGTTTTGTTGTTTCTGCCTAAAACTCCCCACATCATCGTGGGGAACCATTATAAACCAACAATTAGAATTATGAAAAGAATAGAGATTACAAGGGCAGGCATGGGCGAAAAGTGCCCAAACCCTAATTTTAAAAAGCTGTTGGCAGTCGGTATGATTACCGCTTGCCAGAGATGTCCCTACTTCGTAAGATACGATGGAGATACTATTTTGTGTGACTATTAAAAAGTAAATTATGGCAAAGAAAGTTTATGCGCTCTATCGCACAGACAACTGGAATACATACGCAAGCCGCGAATTACTTGTTGTTGCAGGTAGTATCAAAAGATGTTGTAAGGTAGCCAAGGACGACGGAGCAACAAAAAAGCAGGTTGAGGGTTTGCGTGGTTATCACCACCAATCCCAGTGTACCAATGGAACCGATCACGAGTACGACATTGAAGCGTACACGCTCAATGAGAGTTTAATCAGCTAAAATCCCCACAATAATGTGGGGAACCATTACGAACCAAAAACAATTAGATTATGGAATCAAGGATTAATGCAGCAAGGAAACTACTTCCACTCTACAACAGCATGGAGGTAAGGAAAGTGAAACTATCCACGCTTTACAGACGCTTATACAGGTTTGGTGACGCATGGAGATGTAGTGGTACGGGTTACGACTACACCGTTTGAGTCTAAATTTCTCCCCTCGCATGGGGAGATGCCATTATTAACCAATTAAACAGATTAGATTATGGAGAATGTATTTCCTTTTGTAGAAAATCCAGCAAGCGAGGATGTTGTAAGATATTCACGTGCCGGTGAACTTAGAGCCAAATTAAATCGAGGCGAAAAGCTAACAGCGGATGAGAAACTTTGGGTAACAAAAAAGGTCATAGACTGTCGCATGTGGTCAGGAGCCGGCATAGCTATTGTTGGATATATCGTAAGTTTCGAAGATGTCTTGAAGAGATTTCTGTATTGCCAATACGGAAACTGGGTGGAGACTTACGCTTGTAACAAGACTTGCTTGAGAAAATCAGTATATGGTAGAATTGACGAGATTGTTGAGTTAGCCTAAAACGGGGAGCTACGGCCCCCTACCACGAACCAATAAAATTAGAATTATGAGCTACGAATTTGCAAAGAAGGAAATCGGTGATTACAGAATCACCATTTACCAGGATGAGGATGCCGAAAGCCCTTGTACCGACTGGGATTTGGCAGGTGTATATCTTTGGGAGTATACCAGTTGTGGCAGTGGAAGATTAAGTGACGGCTGCAACTGGGATGAAATATACGACAGAAAATACGACACTAACAACCATAGTTTGCAGGATGCTCTTCGTGAGCTTGTATACAAGTACGTTCCACAGAATCGTCTTGTAAAATATCTGAAGAGCAACAAGCATCGCTCTGCCAAATTATCGTATGACAGAAGCTCTCATGTTTGGGAACTTGATTATTACGACAGCAGAGAGGCATACAAGACTTCGGTAGAGTTTACTCCTGACGAAATCAAGAACTATGACATGAGAGCAGAGATGATCGAGCCTATGAACAACGAGGACTTGATATGGCTGCTTGATGACATAGCTTACGAAATCGTGATATACGAGTGGTCTTCTACGGGATACTGCCAGGGAGACTACATAGAAGGCATTGCCTATTGCGACAAGGAGCGCTTCAAAAAGATGGTAGATACAAATACCAAGAACTGGAAGAATCGTGCAATCGAGCTGTTTGAGAGCGAGGTTAAGAATATCGGTCTCTGGATGTGGGGTGACGTAAAAGGTTATGTCCTTGAAAAGAAACGTCACTACACTAAAATGTACGACGACGGAGACACTTCTGACTCCTACGACTGGGAGCAGATTGATTCATGCTGGGGAGAGTACTACGAAGATGCTGATGACCTCATCGAAGAAGTTATCAAGGAACACGGCTTACAGCCGAAAGATGCAGCCTAACCAAGGGGAGCTTGCACGCTCCTCTTACTATTAACCAATAAATTATTAAGAATATGGCATTACAATGGAATTGGAAAGACAAGATGGGTAAACTCACCATCAGACAGAAAGGAAATAAGTTCAACGTAAACATTTACTCCGGAAATGCTCTTGCTGTATTTGTATATGAATATACAGACGGCGGAAAGGAGATGTACTCGTTGTATGATTTCTTTGCCGACAAGAAACACGTCAGTAAAATTATCAGTAATCGTAAGAAGTTGATAGACGACGATGTTGTCAAGATTGAGTTGAATCTCTGGTACAAATCTGCGAGAGAGCTTCTTCCGTATCTCGTCAAGAACGGGTACAAGGTTGAGTGTTATTACAAAGAAACTAAATCCGAATAATCATGAAGAGATATTATGTATCAGTCACAGAGACTTTAAACAAGGTAGTCAGCGTTGATGCCGAGAGTGAGGCTGACGCACTGGAACAAGTGGAAACGGCATACAACGATTCCGTTATCGTTCTCGATTCTAACGATTACTGCGGCAAAACAGTAGAGGTTGAAGATGATCAGGGATTCTACACCGATTACGAAAAAGAGTACGGCGAGACTTATCAGCACATCGACTAAGCCAAACGGGGAGAGTAATCTCCCTACCAATAACCAAAATATTATAGATATGAAGATTTTAAGAGACAATGATTACAACAGGCGTCCGATTAAGAATATGACAGCCTCCCGATTAAGGAATAGAGCGAATAAGGAATATGTGCTTCATTTCCGCTGCAAGGAACTTGGTACATCGTACACTATTGGGATAAACGCAGACCTACTTGTGTGGGCGTACCAATACAGAAACGGCGTTCTTATTCGTTCTTTCAAGGAAGAGAACATTCAAACTTTTGAAGAAGCGTATCAATTCTTTGTTAATTCTTGCAACCACTGTCTGTTAGAGCATAGGCTTGTAGAAATGGCGAAAACTTTTTAGCCTAAAAGCGCAGCTAAGGACTGCGCACAATAACCAAAACATTAAGAATTATGAACAACGTAAGATTTATTCCAGGATACTATGAATGGCATCTCGTTGATGAGAAAGACAACGTGCTTCTCAACATTCCAGATGGTATCATTGACGATTGCGAGACAAAGGCTGATTTGGATTTCGTTATAGGAGACATACCAAGGCAAGCTTTGCGAGCCGTCGAGGATGGAGAGGAACTTTATGGTTGCGACGTAAGAAAATACGTCAGCGACATAGATGATGACAACGTTACAAAGCTCATGATTGACACATTATCTGAATTTCTTGGATTAACAGCCTAAAAGCCGTCGAAAGACGGTACTTCAAACCAAAATAATTAGAATTATGAATGAAGACAAAATCCTAAGTATGTTCTTCGAGCCGGAGCGGTGGCAGAACGCTATCAGCAAAGGCATAGACAAGGACATGAACAAAGCAACCCTGTATCAGCTCACAACACCAGAGGCTCGTCTTATTATGTATGAGAGGATTAAAAGCGGTAATTACAAGATAATGCCGCCACATACAGCCAAAATTCCAAAAGACAACGGAGATTTCCGTACTGTCTATGTGAATGAGCCTGTAGACAGAATCCTTTTGAGCATAGCAAACGACCTCTTGTTCGAGCTGATGCCAGAGATGGTGCATCCACGCTGTACGTCGTATCAGAAAGGTATCGGCTGCGGTCGTGTGGTGCAAGATGTGTCTCGGATAATATACTCAGCAGAGGGAAAAGTTATCGGATGGAAAGGTGACTTCTCCAAATACTTCGACAGCGTACCTATTCGGTTCATCGACTGGGCGTTTGACAAGGTAGAGGAAAAGTACGGAAAGTCTGCGCTGATAGATGTCATTCGTGACTACTATCACACAGACTTATATTTCGATGAGGACAATAACCTCTGTGAGAAGTATCAGTCCCTCAAGCAGGGGTGTTCTGTTGCGGCATGGTTGGCTGACGTAATCCTCTATCATCTTGACGATAAGCTGTCTAAGCTTAACGGATATTACGTCCGCTATTCCGACGATACGCTGTTTGTCGGTGAAGACTATGAGAAAGCCATGGATATCATGAAGAGCGAGCTGGAGATGATGCAGATGACTCTTAACCCGAAGAAGGTTGAGTATCTTGACGCTAATCATTGGTTCAAGTTCCTCGGATATTCCATCAAGGGTCACAACATCTCTCTGTCGTCTACTCGCATCAAGACTTTCCAAAAAGAGATTGAGAAGAGGACGATAAAGAAACGTGACACCACGATGACGAAAGCCATCAATGCCGTAAACAGGTATCTCTACAAGGGGTACTGCGATTATTCCTGGGCTACTCAGGTTCTTCCAGTCATTAACGTGAAAGAGGACATCAACAAGCTCAACACCTTCGTCATGGACTGCATCCGTGCGGTAAAGACAGGCAAGAGCAAAGTCGGTGGCCTCGGATATGTGAAGACTCAGGCTGTAGGTTGTATAGACCGAGGCCGTGGCAGGAACGTGAAAGCCAACAGGGGTAAGACAGAGAGCGAAATCAAGGGATATCTATCAATCGGCTGTGCCCAGAATGCCTTGCGGACGAGCAGGGCAGCGTACAACACATTGGTAAATACTCTGTAGATGTAGCTTCCAGCGCAGGAACTGTTGGAATGAAGATGTGGTTTAAACATCCGGTCTCGTAGCTCTCGACCAGGATACTATCGAACTGATAAAGCTATGCGCAGTATCTTCTGACCGGCAGACTCTGTAACCGAGCACACGGACGTGGGAGAAGGACGGATTATTTATGTCACGCCTCTATGATTACCTTCAGTATGGGCCTCTTTCGCTCAAGTGATACTTGAGACCAAAGGGACCATACTGAAGATACACAAGGCGTGCCTAATCGCAGAAGTACAGAAATGTGCAAGTCCGTATGACTCCCACAGGTGGCGCACACCACCACTCCCTGAAGGATGGCAGAAGTTTACGAAACAGGTTCTCTAACCAGAGTTCTGGATCCTGGTAACCGTCATAACTATGAGCGGTGACCAGGATCCTGAATTCTGGCGAATCCTGTGTCAAATCAGAATCATAAAGTATCGTGCCGAGCCATCGGTCAGGGAATTACCCGAGTACGAGGGTTGTCTTCGGTTGGGGAATAAGTTTAAGCGAAGTCTTAATCCATCACGCGTTTCCTGCCAATATCAAGCCGTCAACGCGTATCATCAAGACTCCTTTATCAGAACATTACATTGCCGTACAAAATTCCCATGTCGAAGACAACGTTATTGCCAAACGAGGTACACAAGGAGGCGGTACGATTTAATACCACGTGATAAAAGCAGATCACTGACACTGGGTTATACCCAGGTAAGTGATCTCCTCTCTCACGGGGTTATATCAAAATCATACAGCTATGGCAACGAGCCTTTAAGTGTACCTACAAACAACCAAAAGTGAATTGCATCACGACTTATCAAGAGTATGAGGTTTAATACCACATGAGTGGAATACCTGCCGCAGGCCGTTATCACCGCCGGCGCAGGTATCCAATCACGTAGTCGAATCGCAAACATATATTCATGCAACATAATACATGAGATAAGTCATTCGCATTGCAGCGGTGTCCGACAAGGTTTGACAATTCATCCTACATCCCTTCGTCGAGAACTCGCAGAGGTGGAGCTTACGCTCCATGAGGGCGACTTCTTGCGAAGTTATGTAGCTAATCGAATGCTTAAAGTCATGCAGCATATCAAATTGAGTCGGAATAGGTTATTGTGAGCCGAATAGTACGCAAGAAGGAAAGATTTAGACAAACAGTCCGTATCTTCCTGAGTCTTCCAGTTAATTAACTGTACGACTCAGGATTCACTCGACTGTTTACATCGAGCGCATACAGCAACACAACGTATCCTTTGAGCGTACTGCTATTAACCAATATTTTAGAATTATGATATACGAACTAATTATCAACGAGGTTAGGGACGGTGCAAAGTTCACCGTCAACTTTCAGAAGAGAACTTGTAGAGTGAATGGTAAGATTATCGTGAATGATATGCAGTATAATGGCTGGCTTGGCACATTTCCTTCTACGGAGGAAGAAATAATGAGCAAGATAGAGCAGCTATATCAGGAATACAAGCATTCTGTGCCGTCAGAGCGTTCTGAATCACATCGACACTACTACTTCAAGGCTTTGCCTGAGAAAGAGCTCTCAGACGAAGATATGATGTACGGAGAGCGACGTGAGGTGGCGAGATGCAGACTGGAGGTGTATGTCCTGTTCTGCATAATTCTTGGACGCCTCACATGGAATCCTTCATGGGGAACGTGGTTCTGGCGTTCTAAAGACGACAACGACCTGATCATTCTCAGAGACTGGATTGAGCCAAACAAGGGTGGGGCGTAAGCCTCATCCACAAGATTTAATTAACATTTTAATAACCATTAACAAAATTAGAATTATGAAACAAATTGTAACAATCACTGGTGAGAACTTGAACATCGTAACTAACAGCGTAGAGGCTACTGGCAAGAAGACCAAGGCGCAGATGCGAATGGAAGCATTGAAGAGTGCCGGCGTTGATGTAAGTAACTACTACACTCTTGGTGCTGACAAGCTTGTCAGAATCGAGAAAGGCGAGGCTATACCTGTTGATCTTGACGATGTTGCCGTTGATGCTGTTGGCAAGAAGATTGTCGAGGGTGGATACGTGAACAACTGGAAGCTTTTCCGTCGCTGGGTAACCGCTCAGATTTTCGGTATGCTCCGTGACATGAAGTCCGACAAGATGTCTTTCAACGAGCTTTTACAGCGCAAGGGCTACGAGTATCAGTGGCGTATGCTGGAAAACGAGTTTTACGCTCAGGCCAAGATGCAGGAGCACGGTGACACAGAGAACCTTTCGAAGCGAGAGATTTTCTTCAACGAATGCACATTCTCAGGTATGGTGGACGACTATATTGAGAAACTTAAGGCGTACGTTAACGATAATCTTATCTTCCGCAAGGACAAGAACGGATGCAACACAAAAGAGTACAAGCACAGATGCAAGGGCGTTCCTTATGTTCGTCTGAACAACAAGAACATCTTTGTTGCAGACTTGATGAAAAAAGTGTATGTTCCTCTGTACAAAATTGCTCGCGACGGATTTGACACAACGAACAGACGAGAACTCTACAACCTCGTTAAGAAGTTCAACAAGATTCGCAAGCACCTCGCATGGGAAACCAAGCAGTCCGACACGTTCATCAGCGCCTACAAGGGTGCGGGTTCTTACTTCGCAATGCGTAACCTCATTATGTTCAGCGAGGCTCGCTTTACAGGCAAGTCCGAAGCGGCATCTCTCCGCAAGATAGATGCCTATGCTGCCAAGTATGGCGCAGATGAAGAGGGATGGAGAATGCTTGGTGTGCTCAAGCAGCTCATCGCAGAATCCAACATCTCTATCGACGGAAAGCTGTGCGTTTGGGCAGAGGAGTCTGCGTTCAGAAAGGCGGTCAACAAGGCCTGCAAGGAGTCTAAGTAACAACACCTAAGGTCTGTCACCTTCGCGCGTCGGTCTGACACTACGATTTACAAGAGCTTCTTGTATCGCCTTCCGAGTCCGGCAGAATCAGCCGGCATCTGAAGACGAGCATAAAGCTCTCCGGATCACGAAGCTAAAGCAAGACACCACGTCAGAGAATGCGCGAGTTTAAAGCCAAAAAGGTCGGCTGTTCTGCAAAGGATAGCCGACTGCAATTCATTAACCATTAAACTTTTAGAATTATGAGTAAGTATTTTGTAGGTATCAGCGAGACAACGAAGGGTTGGGTAGAAGTAGAGGCGGACAACGTAGAACAAGCCAATGCTAAAGCTTATGAGGCATGGAGTAACGGAGAGGCTTTTATGGACGAGAAGAACTCTGAATGTTCCGTTGAGTGTACCTATCTGAAAAGCCTGTAAACGGTTCTCTGTGCCCGACAAGCACAGAAACCACTATTATTAACCAAAAAACTATAAAGATATGAATACAGTTAAAGATGGATATGATGTTATCAAAAGGCTGCGCCCTGCGCCTATCGACCAGACGAACGTCATGGAAGACAGTCTGCTTGACTTGCTGTTCGATGGCAGCAGATACATACAGGAGGGCCACAAGGCTGTTGGCTTTATCAACAACCTTCCTTCTATCGTTTCTGTTTACGACAACTGCCTTGCAGTATCACTCATCCCGAACAACTCTCCTGAAGAGGAGGTTGACGAATGGGCTGTTCATGTTGTCAACTCTTTTTCTACCAAGCGCTTAGACGAAGTGAGAAAGTTCGAGTATGTGAGCCTGTTCAATTTAAACGAGGGACTTGTCTGTACCTATATGGTTACGCGAGGTGTTGTTGAGTTGCAGTTTCATTTCACAGACTAAGCCAAAACCGGGCTGTGAGTTATACAGCTCCAGCCTTCCATTGTCTAACCATTTAAAATTTTGTGAATTATGGCAACAGTAAGAAAAGCAACAAGAATGCTCAAAGCTTCCGACATCATGAAGAGAAAGGGTATTGTCCAGAGACAGATGGACATGAACAGGTTCAACGAGGTTATAGAGAATTTCTTTATAACCCACGAGCCTAAGGATACGATTCTCCTCGTACCGAAGAGATTCATTGAAATGGACAATCCGCCAGAGGGAGACTTTATCGACTATCTCGACGTCAACGCGTGGGAGAAGAAATGCGATGACCCTGATGATCCGTTCGACTTTATCGACTATCAGCGTATGAAGAAGAACGGAATGCTTCGCCCCATCCTTATGGTAAACGAGCCGTTCATTGGCAATGCTGCTGGGTGGCTGAGAGATTTCTGCGGATTCACTGTGAAGAGTAGAACACGAAAGAAAAAGAAAGAATACATCGTGTCTCTGCCGGTGTAAAAGCCAAACAGGCGTGGAACATTATTGTTTCACGCTCCTATTATTAACCAATTAAATAGAATGATTATGGAAGAAAAAATCGAAAAATTCAAGGAATTGATGAAAGCAAAGCATAACTGCCAGTTTTGTCTTGACCATGTTACAGGAAGTGCGGATATGCACGGATTAGTGTATTGGGCAGAGAGAGTCGAGAAATTGAGACAGGAGGTAGCAGAGATGTTGTAGCCAAACAAGCCTGCCGGGAACGGTGGGCACCAAGTTAAACCAAAACATTAAGAATTATGGATAGAAAAGAGTTAAAGAAAGAGATTACCATGTTATGTTCGTCTGCAAAGATTGAGCTTGCATGTACCATTCGTGAGATCATGAGAGAGTACAATGTACAGAAGAAAGAGCTTGGCAGTCCTGTAGTTTTCAACAATGGTGGTTTTGTAGATTCCATAGAGGTAGGCAGTAGTGATACTGACATTCCAGTTTTCACCATAAGTGTCGGTGCTGGCTGTTACAAAGAGTATCACAAGGTAAGAGCATTTGATGATTGTGTGTCGATTGAGCTCCTCGCTGATATTACGACCGGGCTGAATAACGAATTGGGCGGCTACGTCGGCACTTATGTAGCAAAGTACAGATTCCTCTATAAAGATGGGGCTACTGCCGACATGGATGAGCCTTATATATTTCTTGCAGAATCAGAAAAAGACGCAGAAGATAAGGCATGCGACTATGCGGAGGTATGGAACAACTGGAATGATGATACGATAGAACTCGTGTCAGTCGAGAAACGGGTTGATTCTAAATGTTAAATTAGCGTTAAAAACGGCAAAGGTTTGGTTTATACTGAAAAATATAAATAACTTTGCTGTCAATCTAACCAATATATTTTAGAATTATGAAAGAGATTCATTTAAAAACAAGAGACTGGGAGAGGCTTCTCACCTACGAACAGCAGCAGAAGTACAAGTATGCGATAAAACAGGGGTGGTTCTCAGACTATCACGGTTCTTCGTGGCGGCATGATACTTTTTATGGCGCATATATCTGGAAACACCCTAAGTATATCAATGTTGTACGCACATTTTCCGATCTTGTTGGGCACAAGCCACTGTGGTCCGATGTTACAGACGATAATCTTCGTGACTTGACCGAAAAAATACAGGAACTTTACGCTCCTAACTCTTCAAGAACGATATGCGCTACAATAAAAGCTGTCATAAGGGAGAACGACGAGAAGGGCATACGGAGCAGCAAGTTCGACTCAATACTTAGGGTTAAACGGGTTCCCGTTCAGGCTGTATATCTTGATGATAACGAGATACAGAGCCTTATCGACTATATCCCTCACGGATCTGTTGAGCGGTACGTTAAGCGAATGTTCATTCTTGAGTGCTTGTGCGGTGCCCGCCTGAGCGATTGCCACAACATCACGCCCGAGAACATTGATGACACAGGGAAATATATCGTCTATGTCGCTCAGAAAACAAAAGCGGAAGTAAGAGTCCCTCTTCACAAGAAGCTCCGTCCGTTCCTTGTATGTGGGACAGCAGACGAGCCTGTTGGCGGAGTTGTTGACGTTTACTTCAACAAGGTTCTGCGAGAAATATGTAGCAACTGCGGAATCGATACCCGTGTCAAGGTATTCAAATGCGGTAAGTATGAATCTGGACCAAAGTTCAAGTTCGTGTCTTCGCATACGGGCAGGCGCTCGTTTGCTACTAACTTATCAAAGAAGGGCGTACCGGTCGAGCAGATTGCAATCATGATGGGGCACGCCAACGGAGGTAAGCCAAACATCGAAATGACGCAGCGTTACATTGTGGGAAAGACCAATATCGACACAAGAACCTTGCGCGTTTTCGGTATCTATGACGATGATTACAATAGCGTCGGCGATGAATGCTAAACAGAGAGGAGGGTAGAACCTCCCTCGCTATTAACTAAAACTTTACAAATATGGATTACGGAGAAGAATACAAAGAGAAGTTGGCCAATTTGCGTGGCTGGAATCTTTTAAAAGAAGCAAACAAAATGAGGAAAAAGCTTTTGGCCTTTTCTGAGTTCGGTGATGTTGACGAAGCATTCAGAAGTGTCAAGGAAAACATAGAGCTAAAGAATGCTATCGAATCAAAGAACAGAAAGATCGGCATTGCAAGAAGTTTAATAATGGACGAGCTCGAAAAGAGGGGTATTGATACAGGAGGTAAGTATCTCACAATGCTTACAGCCCTGAAAATCCTTCTTGGCATCGAGCAGTTCAGAGATAATAACCACAAATAATTTAGAATTATGAAAAAAGAAGAAGCTATAGCTTATAGAGAAAGCCTAAAAAACATGACAAAAGGGGAACTTATCAAGAACTCTATGTCATTGAGGAGGCGACTCGACAAACTATCGGGCATCTGTGACGTAGAAGACACATACAGAGCTATGATAGAGCAGGGACAGGCAGAGCGCAAGGCAGAGAAACTTGAAAAGGAAGTATCTTGTGTATCTGACCTCATCAAGAACGAACTAATAAAGAGAGGGGTGCGCTTCGAACCTTGGTTTTCGGCCACCCACCTCACAAATTTACTGATAGATAGTATTAACCACAAATAATTTAAGAATTATGTTAGAAGGAGTAGAAAAGGAAACGCTCGAAAAGTGGGCCAAGGAGTGCAATGAGAAGTACCATAAACTTTTCATACAAACTCTTCAAAAGCCTATGTTAGGCAAGATTGGAACGAACGAACAGATGATCAAAGAGCTGAAAGACCTAAATATGAGCTACTTTGAGGAAATGAGCGACTACACAGATGGGTTTATCGATGACCTTGATGGCGGTTTCATCGAACTCTTCGAGAAAGCAGAGGAGAATGGAATAAACGTCATACAGGAAGCAAAAGAGTGCCTTTTTACCCTTAAAGCCGTAGACGATATGCTTAATGCTAAACATTGGGTCAACGAAGATGGCCATATATGCGACGAAGAAGGCAATAGACTTTCCGAAGACAGAGAGCATCGGGTGTTCGAGGTTATCAAGGGAGGCAAGTGTGACGATTAGCTAAAACCGGGGAGCAGAAATACTCCCTGCAATTATTAACCAAGCCCTACGCATCACGGTCAAGCGAAAAAGATATGAAGCAATTCAAGGTATATTGGAATAATACAGTAGAGATTAATATGGTAGCAGATTTCGATACCATAGACGAAGCTAAACAGTATTGTGATGAGAATACGAAAGGGTATGATGAAGTCGGCGACAATGATAATTGCTGGGAAGGTCGCAGTAATAACTTCCACTACGAAGTTTACGATGGCGACAAAGAGATACTGGATGAAGATGGCGATGTTGTAGATTTCAACGAACCAGTTTACGAGACACCTCAGTATTATTGCGATTAATAAACTTTCTAAGCCCTACGCATCACGGTCAAGCGAAGAAATATGATTACTAAAGAATTGGCAAAACAACTCATTGAACAGGCTGAGTATAATTGCTCAGGCGAAAAAGTGGAGTACAATATAGACGACATACTTCCGCTCAGTGAAGACGGTGCTTATCTCGTTTTCGCATCATCCGAGTCTTGCAAGACATCTTTTGTCTGCTACGAAGATGGAACGGCTTATTTTCTCAGCGACTGGCAGGGTTGTTACCCTGTAAGCGAAAATGCAATAGCCGAGTTCAATAACTGGGTCACGATAGATTGGAAGGAATCGCCCGTCATCTTTAACGGACTTCCAAGAGTTCTATTTGATTTATAAACTAATTTAGCCCTCGACATCACGGTTAAGTCGTTTCGATGAAGAAGATATTATCTATAGCAATAATCACTATTGCTGGAATTTCACTTGTTTCCTGCAATTCTATGGAGCACAAGGCGAAGAGTCAGCTTCGAAGTACATTAGAAGAACTCGCTAAGAACCCAGAGTCTTTTAGTATATCAAAAGAGAAGGTAATATTCTCAAATGACTCCATGTGTACTATTTCGTTCATAGGAAGAGGGCAGAATGGCTTTGGCGGCTATACATCTTCAAGAATGGAGTACACACTTCTAAAAATAGAGAACGAAAAGGGAAAAACTCAATACGACGAGGCTCTGCTTGACATGGAGGATAAAGACCAGAGAAAAGGCTCTATCAAGGAGGCTTTGGAGAATGTTGACGGAGGATACCTGTACGGATCGGAGAAGGATGTCTATAATGAATGCCTTAGAGATTGTGGTGGCGACAAGGAGAAGGCAAGAGCGGATTATCTGTTCTCAACGGCACTCTGTAACGTAATTAGCAACGGAAGAATAGTCGATTCAGACGACTAATATAAAATATTTATAAACTTTACAAATTATGAAGAAGTTATTATTTGTTTTAGCGTTAATAGCGTTTGCTTCTTGTAACAGTTCTCAATCACAAATGAAGAAATGGGTCGAAGACAAGATTGAAAAGCAAGCAACATCAAAAGGACAAAAATATGAAGCGTCAGACTTCGGAACGTTTTACGCAATCGGTTTCAAAGAAAATGCGGATTCCCTTGCTAAAGCAAAAGGTATGACACCAATGGGTGATGATGATGTGTATTGGAAAATGATAAACCGAGAAGGGTGGATTGCGGGTAATCTACAAGAGAATCCATTCTGTGATTTGTCAAAAGTAAAGGAAACAGCCGTTGAGATTGATAACTTTATCAAAGAACAACATCTTACTGCTAATTGTTATTTCGTAATTCATAAATACAAAATAACGGATAGCGACCTTGGTGTTAGCTCTAATATGACTGCTGGTTTGGTCATTGGCGCACCTGGAGAAAAATACGAAGGAGTCCTACATTGTTGTGAGAAGTCAATCCAGCCCAACGAGTAATGTCTATTCAGCCATCCATCTAATCGGTGGGTGGCTTTTTTATTAAAAATCGCAAAAATATAGCAAGAATACAGAAATTTTTCGTATCTTTGCAGTGTCTATAAATAATTGTGGCGAGGTTGGAAGCTCTGCTGCAAAACAGCGGGGCATTTTTTTATGCTCGCTTATCTTACGAGAATACGATATAACCATATATCAAAGATATTAGGTGTATCGCCCCTTGCGCATATTGTAATGATATGTGCGTGCTTTCCACAATTAGGCATAGACAGAGGGTAGCGATGCACCTTCTTTGTGTATCAACCCTACATTTGTCTAACGTCTAAAATTAATTGTAATGGACGAAAATTTAATTTTAACAAAGGATAGTGTTCCATCGGACATCGAACGCTACTTCCGCGGTGTGTTGGCATTAGACCAACAAGACAAGGTGTTTTCTGTAAACCTTGATGATGTTTGGCAGTTGGTTTACTCTGAAAAAAGTAAAGCGGTTAGGGCGTTAAAAGCTAACTTTATTGAAAATGTGGACTTTATAGTTATCGCCCAAAATGGCGAAAAAGGAAGACCAGTTGATTTCTATTACCTCACTTCCGCTTGCTTGGAGTACTTCATTGCCCGTAAGGTTCGCCCAGTATTCGAGGTTTATCGCAGAGTGTTCCATCATGCAGTTGCGCAAGTTCAGCAGCCATCTTTGCAGGAGCAGATTCAAGCCAACCTCACCTTTGCGGATTGGGCTATCAAGACCCTCAACATCAACGAGGCATCCAAACTTGGATGGGCGAAGAAGATTAGCGACAAGTTCGGTTTGGCTGCCGAATTACCAGATGCAGTAAACGCAGGAACGGAAAAGCCGATCACCCACGCTGCCACAGACTTATTGAAGTCACACAACGTTGGCATCTCTGCACAAGCTTTCAATCGTATGCTCGAACTCAAAGGAGTGGTAAAGCATGCTACTCGACCAGGAAAGCACGGAAAAGTGCATAGCTGGTATGTTATCACTCCTGCCTTCGACAAGTACGGACAGAACCAGCAAGACCCGAAGTTCCAACAGCAGACGCAGATACGTTGGTATGACGCAACATTCAACGAATTACTTACAATCGTTGGACTTAACAGACAAACATTATTAAACTTAAAGTAAAAGGAGATTAAACTATGAATGAGAATAATGTAGATTACGACATGCTTGAGAATGTAAAACAGCCAAGACTCGCCAAGACACTCATCAAACTGAGCGAGGTATACAGAGAGTATATGAAAGAGACAAACATGGCTTGTGAGAAATTAGGAGTTCCATGCGACAGACAGCAGAACAACTTTATCATAAACTACAATAAGTTGACTGCCATCATCACAGGGACAATAGCTTCAATAATGGACGTAGAGGTAAACGAGGCTGTCAGTATATCAGACTAAGATAGCTCACGTATTTCTGCTTCACCTCGCTTGGCACAAGCTGTCGAGCGAGGTTTTTTATTGAAAAAAATCTAAAAATGTTAAAATCTTACTTTTCCAAAAAGCCCCGTAAATATACCTAAATATCAAATACGAAACTTATCTATGTCTAAACCTTGTTAATGCAAAAAGTGCCAAATTTGGCGATAAAAAACCTATTGCGTACCTTTGTAGCGCTTATCAGAAATCGCTCGCTGATAAATTGAATATGCTTTATCTTAGTGGCTTTTGCCACTCCATGATATACCCTATCCAATACTCGGAGAGCGACTGAGTAGAGGATAGGGTAAATTCTTTTATCCTATTCCTCGAAGTCAAGGTGGAAGAGACGGCTAAATACACCACGCACACCAAGACTTTAAATGCAAGTGGGACTCATGGCAAAAGTGCAGGGTTTAATCGCAGAAGGCACGAGAAGGGTGGATGCTACAATCCGAAAGCTGCGACGCTGAAGCACGTGTAGTTCGTGTAGAGGTCGAATGAAGGGTCAATATACTGGGTCCATGCCATTCGAGGAATCCCACGCCTACAAGTTTTTTCTTGTGGGTAAGGGGGATTCTCTCAATCAGCTATCTGCAACCTGTTCCATATTCTTTAAATAATGTAAGTATAAATTTAAATAAAATATTATATCATGGATAAAGATAAAGAAAATAATATTATTATACCCACGCGCGAGGAGTTTGAGGACTTCTGCTCACTGAAGCTTGGGTATAATGACAGAGAGTTTACATCAGAATTGTGGAAAACCTGCCAAAAAGTTGGTTGGAGGAAGAAAAACGGCGACCCTCCGAAGAGCTGGCAGATACTGGTTATATGCTATAATGGCATCGTGCTTCCAAAATTCGGTCGCAAACCATACAAACGAGCATCTGTATCAGAAAAAAGCGGAGAAGAGGAGTTCCCGGATAACGGCATGCACTATATCGCCTATACTGATGGTAGCTGTGACAACAAATCATCCAGAAAGGCAGGTGGATCCGCCTATGTCCTGATTAAGGATGAAGAGGTTGTTAGAGTCAAGAATCACGGCCAACTCAACACTACGAACAATCGTATGGAGCTGCTTGCCATAATTTCTGCGGTCAATGCCTGTCCGGACGGCGCCTTTGTTGATGTTTATACTGATAGCAAATATAGCATACTGACCCTGGAGAAGACGTACAAGCCGGACACAAACGGTGACCTATGGGAGCTCTACCAAAAGCATTCTCGCCACGTGTCAGGAGTTCGTCTCCATTGGGTTAAAGGCCATAACGGCGACCATTATAACGAGATGGCAGACGAAATGGCGTACGGAGCGTATTGCGAGATTTGCGACAAATATGGAATAAAGAAAAGTAATAGACACTAATCTTCTATCCTATATTTTTTATTGGTATAGAGGTGTTGCATATATAAATATAAAATATTGAGATTATGAACATCAGACTGAACAATAGGACTGGCCGTCTGGAAATCAGAACCAGGAAGAGGATAATAGCCTTCAGCTGTGATATTCTGAAAGGTTCTTATTACCTTGTCCCGACGGTGAGGCTTGATAATAGCAGTGCATACGGAGAGAAGAGCTTCTGGTTCTTATTCCTAAGTGCTTTTGTGTTGATTGATATTTTTAAAATTAAATAGGTAAAACAAAGAATACAAATGCCTATGTGGTGTAGACGAAAACATAGATGAAGCCTGCGATAAAGTAAAAAGTATGGTCCAATCTTAAACAATCAACAAGAACGATTATGAGAACAATGACAAGAAACAAGGCGGCAGAAGCGCTTGGCGTAACTCCGCAGACGATAAGCAACTATGTGAAAGAGGGTATCCTTGGCGGCTTCATCGGCATCAAGAACACCCTGTACGTAAATGCCGACGACATAGATAAGTATCTCAAGAAATACAGGTTTATCGCTGTCAAGGAGGAGATGATCGACCGCAAGCTCCGGGAACAGAAAGACAGGGAGAACGAGATCAACGACCGACTGGCAGACACAAGGAAAGAACTTCTTGGAGCGAAAAGCTACAAAACACCAAGTGCCATCATACTCGCAAAGGCGCTGTTCCGTGCAGCAATGATACCGCGCCTGTCAACTCGTGAAATGGATATTATTGATATGTACATCGAGGGGGAGAGCCTACAGGAAATCGCAGACGTCTTCTCTCTTACAAGCACACGTGTCAACCAGATTCTCGCAAAGGCGCTGCGAAAGTTCACGGAACAGACTGGTGAGATAACCGCAAATCTCAGAGAAAACAGTGAGCTTGAGGCTGAAATTCACTCTTTGAAGCTTTCAGTCGCAGCACTCAAGAAGGAATACAACGACTACCGCCTCAGTCACGGCGACACAGAGGACGAGAACCCGTCCTGTCCTCCAGAAATCCTTTTGAAGTCAATAGACGACTGCGGATTTTCAATAAGGATAGTCATAGCGCTCAAATGGACCGATATCTACGATGTCAACGGTCTTGTCACGAGGTTTTATCGTTTTGAAGATATACTGAAAATACGCAATATCGGCAGGGGAAGCCTGTGCGAGATTAGAAACTTTATGGATGAGCACAACCTTGTGTTTATCAGACCTGGTGAGAGTTTGTCACAATTCTATCGCCGCCTGGATCTCAACATCACCATGAGTGCGAACAGCACAAGCACCAACTAAAAAAAAGTATTGTTGAAATAAAATAAGTTAGTTTTTAAGGTAAATAAGGTTGTTTGTTGGGGGTATGCCGGTTTTCCTGTATACCCCCAGTTTTTTTATTTTATTGCGTCCAGCACCTTCCTGTTTGCCTCATCCACCTTTCTTGTGTCATATTTGATGTACGTCGAAGTTATCGCATTGTCCCAAAGCGAATGACCCAGAGAACGGCCTATAACCTCCATTGGAATATCCATCTCGCTTGCGATCGTTGCCCAGGTGTGTCTGCTCCAGTAGCTTGTTATATCCTTCTCGACAGGGTGTATTGTGACATAATAGCTGTGTCGCTCCTTTTCTCCTATTGTACGAAGGTGTCTTGTCATGTTGTTTGCGAAGGTGTTTGTAAGAGTCGTTCCCGCCTCCTCCAGGAAACTGAGAAGATAGTCCTTCTTCCTGCTCTTATGCCGGCTTATTATCTCCATTGCCTCAGGCTCAACCTTGATGTCGTACAACTTTCCTGTCTTGTTGCGCTTGTAGCTTATACGTCCATTCTTCAAAGCCGTCTTTGGAAGGAACAGCAGGTCGCTTATGTTGATACCGATGAGGTAGAAACATAGCATGAAGCAATCTCTGTACATGGCCTTCTTCCCGGTCAGCCTGAAATCCCTTATCGCACGCAGCTGTTCAAGGGTCAGGCAGCGCTTTTTGGTCTGCTCCTTTCTCAGCGTGATACCACGGAACGGATACTTGTCAGTCAGTTCGTCGTCTATAGCCTTGTTGAAGGCGAACTTCATAATCTGAATGTCGGTAGATATTCCATTCACAGACCTTCCCTTACTCTTCTCGTGGTCGATATAAGAAAGTACCCACTTCTTGTCAATAGTGTTAAAGTTACAGTTCTTGTCGTAAGCCTCAATCGTTCTCGCCACTCGCTCGTAGTTTCTTCTCGTGTTGTATTTACCCTTCGTTTCTGCAACTTTAAGTATATACCCAACAAACGAACCTTGATCCGTCTTCTTTGCGCCCTTGACGATTTCCGTTACATGACATTTTAGCTCATCTGCCGTCTCGTCCTTGTGGTTTAAAATGTAATCCTCCACGTCCGCATAGAGATTCGCAAGCCTTGCGGTCTTCGCCTTTGCGTTTCGGTCCGACTTCGGGAATATCAACCCGGAAAACTTTTCAGTTGTTTGCAAACCTGTGTAGACATAGAACCTCTTGTACTTAAAGGTTATAGAAAAGAACACCTTTAGATCCCTTTTGTTTACATAAATCTTCATTGCATGATTTCCTTTCGTTATCTAACGCTTCAGTCCAATCAGCCTGTTTGATTTTTGTTTGCATATTGTTTGCGTTTTATAATATATTTGGGCGTATTTACGGGGCTTTTCGGGCTGTTTTTTACATTTTTAGCGTATCAGTTTTAATGTTTATACTATTGAAAATCAGTGAGTTAAGTAGCGCTGTCGCCCAATACGTTACAGTTATCATTAACTTAAAAGTTTATTGTATGTTATTTTCAAATTTGGATGCAAAGGTACAAAAAATATTTGTAAATCAGAAATTTAGTGATGAAAAGGACTTAATATTTAGTTA